GACGTGGCCAACTTTGTTCGTGCGGAAGATCGGCCGCTCATCCAAGTCGGTTGACGCGCGCAGATAGGCGTCGATGCGACGTGTCATCGTCGCCAGCTCCTCGAGCGTGCGAAGACCCTTACGGACTGATCGCACAGCCGGAATGGCGCCGACGACGGCACTGATCGCGCCACTGGCGACGACCGCTTGAATAATGGCTGGGTAATCCATGGCCGCTACATCACCGACTCGCGCGATCGGCGCAATACCGTTTCGAATGAGAGGCGTACCGGCGCCGCAATCACTTCGCGCATCGGATTGAGATACGGCGCGGTATCAAACTCGGTGCTGATCACGCGCTGAATCAGGAACGATCCTGAAATGTTCGTCGGGGCACCAAGATTCAACGTCACCGTCTTTCCACTGCGAAGTTTTGGATCTCTCGAGCGGAACGTAATCGTCCGAAGTTTCCTGCTGTACGCCGCCAGTTCCGCGTCGCAGGCGGCCGTCAGCTGCGCGACAGTTTCGATCGACGGTTCGTCAAGGAGTTCTTCGTGCACGCCGTCGCCGCCTTCGACAGCCGCCAGCGCGGCCTGCGCGGCCGAATCGTTGCGGACGACCATGATGCGCACCGGCCCGCCTTTGTCGACGGGATAGGTCAGACCCGAAACACCCGACAGGAACGGCGCCGTGACAACACCAGAGCCGCCTTGGATGGGCGCCAGAATGGCTCCAACGGCGTAGACCTTAATGGTCCCCGTCGCGGGCGTGGCCGGTGACCCTGCGATCGTGTAGGTGAACGTCGTCGAGCCAGTCACCGTGATCTTGTGCGAGCCGTTATATTCGGACTGTTCTGCGCCTTGGATTGTGACCACGTCGTTCGTGGCGAAACCGTGGCTGCCCGTCGTGGTCACCGTCGCGGTCGTTCCGCTACGGGTGATCGTTGAGTCCTGGCCGCCAGGGATACCGGTCAGCGTGGTGCCACTGATGCCGTTCCACCGAACTAATAAGCTGCCGGCCTTCAACCACCCGACCGTCGGCCAGCCGGTGACGCTGCTCAGCAAGAGACTCGTGTCTCCGGTGATCGCACCGATCGTGCTCTGCGTCAGCGCCTCTCGCCCGAGGCTCGTGTCGGGCGTGTTGTCCGTGTACGTCGTCGCGCTGTTGTCATCGAGCGTGGCGACGTATCGGAAGACGCTCCCACCGGCCTCAGTGCGATAGATGATCCGCTTCGTGACGCCCGCACCACCGGTCGGAATCGACGTCAACGCGATCTTGTTCGCGCCGGCGGTATTGGTCAGTGGGATGTAGTGGCCCAATGCGGAATCCGCCACCGCGTCGGTAAAGGTGGTCGAGACGTTGTCCGTCAGCTCGCCAACAAACTGATACGAGGTGCCGCCAGCGACCGTCCTGTAGATACGACGAGCCAGCGTGCCAGTAGGCCCGACGGGAATCGAGGTGAGGCTGTGCGCCTGACCGCCGGCGGTGGACGTGCCCCGGGCTGTCTCTGCGCCGAGCTCGGTGTCCGCCTTGTTGTCGGTATACGACGTCGTACTGTTGTCCGCGATTTCGATCAGCAACCTGTAAACAGATCCACCCGCTTCCGTGCGGTAGATCAAACGGCTGATGGTGCCGGACGGTCCCGTCGGAATGTTCGTCAGGCTGATTTGTTCACCAGACGTCGCCGAAGCGGAGGGCTGGCGGGACTTGTCGAGCTCTACGTCCTTCGCGTTGTCCGTAAACGAGGTCGTGACGTTGTCCTCGAGCGTGCGCAACAGGTAGTGCGCCGACCCGCCAGCTTCGGTTCTATATACGTAGCGCCTCGTCGTCCCAGTCGGCCCAGTCGGGACGGTCACCGTGTGCTGTTCCCCTGGTTGCGCGTACAGCGGTCCGGACTGCAACGCCTGGTCTGGCACGACATCGTTGAAAGTCGTTGTGCTGTTGTCGTTGATCTGGCCAACCAGGTAATACGCCCCACCGCTCCCCGCACCTACTCGCGTTCTGTACACGCGCCGGGAGTCCGTGCCGTTGGGGCCGGTCGAGATCCCAGAGATCGAGCAGTTGCCGCCCATCGTGCCGGCTGCTGACGTCGCAACGGCACCGCTGACCGTGTCCAACGCGCCGCTGCTGGCCGTGTAGACGGTCGGCATTCGAAAGTACGGCTGGCCGGCATATGCGCCCGAGAAGCTGCCAGTCGAGAACACCTGCCACGTGCAACCGGACGGCAGTGCGTTCGCGGTAATGTTGACGTTCGCTCCGTGATTGGTCAGTTCAGCGGCGTCTGACCAACTCGATTCACCATAGATGGGGTGAATCCAGCACACGCGAATGCGAATGTTGAGTCCTGTCGCGCCCCCGGTGCTGCCGACACTCGGCGTCGCCGCTTGCGAACCGTTATGGGTGTACGACGTCGCAGACCCGCCGAGAATCTCGCGGCCTTCGTCATCGACGAAACCTACTTTGTAGTGATAGGTGCCTTTCAATGGACCGATGGCCGTCGCTGTGCAGGTTGGGGCGCCAGGACCGCCTGGCGTCGAGGCGGTGCGGCCACCAGCGCTCGTCGGTGCCGATTCACCAAACGGCGATCCAAAAGTGACCCGGTAGCTGTAAGCGCCGACTAAGTTACCGAGCGTGTTGGAGATGGCTGATGCGGACGGCGTCGACCCAGCCGCGGTGCCTGACGCCGTGCGCGTGGCGATGCTGCCGCCCTCTGTAATACCGAACGGCGTCTTGAAGGCGACGCGGTAGCCATAGTTCCCGATGAGTCGTCCGATCGTGCCGGCGGCGGCTAAAGACGGCGCACCTGGCGCGGCGACGGCTGTCGCCGTCCGGCCAAACGATGCGCCCGCCGTCGTCTCTCCGAGGGACGTCACATACGTTGTGACGTAGAGATAGGCGCCGACCAACGGACCGATCGCGCCACTCGCGGCCACGTTGGCATTCGTCGGAGGCGCGAAGGCGGTTCCAGTCACAGATCCGGACTCAGGCCCCGGAGTCGTTTCGCCCTGCGCATTCGCGAAGGCAATTTTGTATTTGAAGATTCCGGCCAACACGCCGACCACGCCCGATGCGACATTCGCTGAGGGCGCGCTTGCCGGGCCGGCGACGTTGCCCAGAACCGTCGACGCGACGCCGCCGAGGTGACGCCCCGTATAGGCGCCCTCGTTTTCCGTGTTCTTCAGTGATCCGCCGTTCGACTCGAACATCTCGGCGCTCTCAACTGGGATCGATGTATCGGTGCTTGAGATGTGCTCGAGCGCCGACGTCCCATGGCCGATGCCGCGCATCCGTGTGCGGACTTGAGACACGTCACCGGTATGTGCCAACCCGCGTGCCGTGGTCGTGGCCAACGTCGCGTCGGAGATGTCGTTCGGGGCCTCGGAGGTCTCCGTTAAGAAAAAGTGCAGGTCGAGCGCATAGTCGATGTAGAAGTTGCCGCCGATCTCTGCGCATAGCCGCTGCAAGGCGCGGCTCGGCAACTCGTTATCGCATCGGAACTCCGGCACAGTCGCCAGTCCGAGCACGACGTTGTTCGAGGTGATCCCGGACGTGAATCCACTGATGATCTGTTGGGCTATCGTGCTGGCGCTGGTATTAACCCAACGCTTGGTCACCCGACGCCGATTGAGCTTCCACGTGTAGTCTTGGCACGTCACGTGGTAGGCAACGTTGGCCAGGATGCCCTCATAGAACTGCTGCACGCTCATCACGTGGCCGGCAAATTCCCGCTCCGCGGTTGGACCGCGAAGCACCTGCACCACCTCGCCTTCCGTCGGCATGTAGCCGACACACGTGAAGGTGCATCGGTTCGGCGCGTCGTTCAGGACGTCTTCCACCTCCAGCGAACCGAGCCGAATGTTGCTGGTCCGATCGGTGCCTCCGAGCGCAACGGTGACGGTGGTTTCGCCGCGGTGACGTTGTGCAAGGAACCCGTTCGGCGTCAGCAGACCAGCCAGCAGTCTGGCGATGCGCCTCGTTATCGACCCCGTCGGGTTGACGGCGCCTGTTAATCGGCGAAAGCACACGCGCGCCAGCGCGCCGGCCGACGCCACAGATCCGGATAGTGCGACAAGTCGGACTTTCAGCAGATCCAGCACACCGCTGGCCGTGACGGTCCCAACCAAGCCGCGTTGGACGCGCTTACCGCAATTGCCGATGCCAGAGGCGAGCGACCTCCCGATCGCGCGCGTGACCTGGCGAACCCAGGTGCTTGTTGGCATCACGGCGCTCGTGAGCATCCGCCCGATCGTTCTCGACGCAAAGGCACCGGCGGACGCCACGGCTCCAGTAAGGCTTTTCGTGAGCCCATTGAAGTCCTGACCACCTTTACCGAAGTAGCCCTGCCCGGGTGCGTAATGCCCAAACATCGTCGTGATAATTCCGAAGGGTGACCGTCAGCCCTTCGCGGCGAGGTCTTTGGCTATACGCGCTCTGTTGTAGATCTCGGCAATGGCTTTTCTGTCCGCGCTGGATAGCGCGTCATCAAGCCGAGCGCGTTCACTCGCGTCCATCTGGGCCTGCCTGGTCCGTTGATTCACCAAGTAGCCATCCACCTGATCGTGAAGCAGTTGCAGTGGCGACTCGCCGCGCGAACTGAGTTCTGCCGCACGTGCCAGCGTGGCGTGTTCGGCGTCGGTCAACAACAAGTGGAACGCGCCGTCTGCTAATTGCGTGATACGCATAAAGGCTTTCTCCTCGCAAGGTTTATGAGAAAACGGCGACGTTCCACCGGTTTGCTCCGTAATAGAGCATCGCTGTCTTCAATGGAGTGAGGACGGCGTTGGTGCTGCCTGGCGTCGTGAACCGATTGACGCTGGTCGACGAGCTGCTCTCGTAAACAAGGGTCAAGCTGCGTGTCGTCGACTGGTTCGACAGATAGACGACGTCGCCGTCCGCACCCGCCGCCATACCGGTAATGCTGCGATCGGCGCCGGTCGGCGTCACGAGCAAGAAATTACAGTTGGAGAATCCAGTGGGGTTGTAGTTGTTCGCGTCTGCGCTCAGATTGATGTCAGACGCCACCACCAAGCGTTCGCGGCCCAGCAAATGCACGATGCCATTGCCGTCGATCTTGAAGCGCTCAGTTCCACCAACGACGACCGAATATACGTTCGCCGCGCTCTCGTAAAGATAGGTATCGCCAGACAGCCCCACGCCGTCGAGATAAATCTTCTGACCTGAGGTCAACCCGATCGCGCCGGCGGCCTTGACGTACCCAGCCGACTGGAGGTTCGGAAAGTTAATTCCTGCCTCAATGTCCGTGATGACCTTGTTCGTGATGGACGCAGCAATCTGATCGCCGACCTGGATCGACCGAGCTCCAGAACTCTCGGTTTGCCGCACGATCGCGAACGCGTCTGCGGTGATCCCTGTCACACGCACAATCTCGGCGTTGCTGGGATCAGGAATGGTGTTCGCCGGCCATACCGTTGCATTAAACGGTGTGGCCGGAAAGCGCGTCCCGTGCCCAGCCTGTACGTCCAGCGACGTGCCCGAGTTGGGAGGCGTCGGTGCCGTCGCGACGGTCGAATAGGCGAAGTTCTTGTGGGCGTCGAACATGACCGGTTAGCTGCCCGCGGTAAACGTCACGTCGTACGTGAATTGAATCGAGTCCCCATTCACCACGTTTATGGGGCTGAAGACCGAGCGATCCCACAGCACACCGCCGCCGGTCGCCGCTTGCGACATCAACCCGTGTTCGGTAATCGCGCCGGATCCATCGAAGGTCACCGTCCCGACGGAACGGAAGATGTTCCCCGTTGCGCCTTCCGTGGTGGTCCCGGTGGCGCGCGTCGAATCTGGATTCAGGATCGTGGTGCTTTCCGTCTGCAGCGCCGTATCGCCTGCGGCTTCGGCATTAGTGCCCGTGCCGACGGCGTGATACTTCATGTTTTCGAGTTCGACGCTGTTCTGCCATGCGTCGACCAGGAAACCCACGCCAGCCGTCGTGACGACTCGCGTCGATACGATGCCGTAATCGATCCACTCCCCGGCGGCGGTTCGCACACGTGCGCGCAACACAGAGAGCACCACCGGCACGCCCATCGCGCGTGCAAAGAGCGCGGCCGCCAGTCTCGGATAATCGGGCAACCGGTTGGCGACGAAGTTCTTCACGCGCCACGCCAGCGGCGCCTTGGTGCAGCGTCGCCGCTGCGCACGCACCGTCCCATTCAGCGCCATCGTTCGGGAAACTCCAGCCATGTGTTCGCACTCCTTTTTCTGCGTCAAACATCGGAAACGACCAGAACGACAAAACGGCCTGCAAGTCGCGCGTGGGTGCGCGAGCCGCAGGCCGTTCTCGTCCTGACCGTTCCCTGTGTGCTGTCTCAGCGCGCCGGAACGCAGCGCCTTGGCATGTGCGAAGAGGGTTTGCAACCCCTCAACGCCCTGGCTGAGTCAACGTCGGTTCGTTTATCTCGTCATCGTCTCGAATACGTGTTCGTGAGTCCTGACCGTCGCGCGATCGAATCCTCGATCATGCGCGTCATCTGGTTCATGCGATCCGGGCTGTCCCACCAGCTGCCCTGCGCGTTGATGGTGATGTGCGTCGGGCCACCAGGGGTCGCCATGCCTGGAAACATTGCGCCTGCAGACGGCATCGTCGGCGTCGCGGCTGGCCGCAACATGTTGGCCAGCGAGCGCATGTTGAAGTTGTTGATCAACCGGTGCTCCACCTCGAGGGCTTCAGGCGTTAGGTTGCCGTTGATCCAGTTGTTCTTGTTTTGCCGGAGTTTGAAAATCTCAGCGTCGACATCGTCACCGGCGACGGTGTTCCACCCAGGGGTGATGATGTCGCGCAGCTTCTTTTCTTCCTCGATCAATTCGCTGATGCGCGTCTTTGCATCAGCGGCCGCCCTATCGAGGCCTTCGATGAATGAGTCCTTCGGGAATTCCTTCTCGAACTCTGCCGCCAGCGCCGCGACGGCAGCACGATTTAAATAAAACTCTGCACTCAACTGCTCGGAGGCCTTCCGCAATTTGTCCGCCGACGCGGCCTCAGCGTCTTGGGCATTTTTTACCTTCACCATCTCCAGCTCGAGATGAGCCAGTGCCACCGCCAACTGGTTTGCGTCGTTCGGGTCCATCGCTGGGCCGAGAGGGCCATCGACGACCCATCGTTTGTCCAGCGTCCCGGAGCTGGACTTCGGATCCTTCCCAATCGGTGGACGATCGCCGGGGTTCCCCCTGCGCACGTCTCCAGCGAAGTCGAAACTGTCCCTGATGCTCTTGCCGGTAAAGATGTCCCTCATCTCCGCCAGTGAATTGACCAGGTTCACTTTCATGTTTTGGAGGACGCGATCGAACGCTTTGTCAGCGCGATCGATCTGCTTGATCATTTCGTCGGTATAGACCGGCGCGTTCGTCATCAGCTCGTCAAAACCGCTGTCAATCGCAGCCAGCGCCTTTTCGCCCTTTGCGCCCATCGCCTCGAGCCTGAGTTCTAGTCGTTCCGTCGGGCTCTCCACTGCCGCAATCGCAAGCGCTAGGTCCCTGTAGCGGGCGATGGGATCGCGCGCGTTGAATTCATCAAAGCTGATATTGAGTCTCTTGAGGACCCCCAGTAGTCCTGCATCGCCTTGGGCGAGACGATCGGTCAACGAGACGATGCCAGCCAAGGCGCCGGCGGCATCGCCGCTTGATTGCGTGACCGCATATGAGAAGCGCTGGAACTCTTCAGACGAGGCGCCGATCCGTTTGGATGCGGAGTCGATCTGATCGATTTCGGCGATGATCTGTTTCCCGAACCCGATTACCGCCTGAGCGGAGAAGTAACCCGCTAACGCTTTGCCAAACTGGGCGACGCGGTTCTCGAATGAGTCGAGCTGACCGGTGACGTTTTTCACACCGGTAACCATCTCGCTCGTATCCGCGAGAATGCGCACGATCAAGGCCGCAATCGGTTCAGCCATTCGCCTTCGGTTTCAACCCCAACACTGTCTCTGGCGTCCACGGCATTTCGGATCCGCCGAACATCTTCAGCAGCATCGTGACGAGCCACACCGCCTCAGGCGCCGGATTCGTCAGCCGCCACATATACCCGGCGTGCATCTTGAGCAGCTCGCCGGGCGTCATCTCATCAATCGCCGCCGGCGACAGCGCCAGCGGTCCGTAGGCGACCGGTTCTACGCGGTCGAACCAGTCGCTGACGCAGAAGGCTCGGAGCCGTCCTTGCCGGAACCAGGCGAGCCGCTCCCTGTCTCCGGCGAGGCTTTTCCCTCTCGAGAGAACATCCCCGCCTGCACCACCGCTTCCGCGAACATCGGCGCCAGGTCTTTCAGGGTTTTGCCCCGCCCAAACCAGTACTCGTCAAGCAAGTCGCACACGTCATCGATGGACAGCTTCGGCTCCAGCCGCTGGCGAAATGCCTCGTCCTCGTGGAGTAGGGCCCCCCACAGCAGCCAAGCCGCGGATGCGGCGCTGGCGTGGGTGATCAGCAACTCGCCGAGGATGTGGCCCGATCGCTCTTCGACGAGGCGCAAGGCCCGCGAGCCGTAGCGCATCGTCCGCTTACGATCGAGGTGGATGGTCGGTTCCACGATTACGCCTCGGCGCGCGACAGATTGCCGGCCGACAAGAAGCGCAGTGTGCTCTTCGCGAGCTCGCCGTGTGACCCGCTCAACGGCGCGTAGCCTTGGAAAAAGCAGGTGCCGTGGTATTTCGGGTTGTTGACACCGGTGGTGTTCCCGTTCGGCCAGCCCTGGAAGACGCCTTGGGTGCCGATCAACGCGAACATAATGTCATCGACGGCGCCGTTGTCGTAATCCTGCTTGAACTGGATCGTGCCGCCCCACTTCTTGATACCGCCTTTGTTCGCCTCGGTCGTCGAGCCCATGCCGTTGTCTTTGACGGCCTCGGCCTCGTAATCGAGGTTGATCTGCTGCACGTAGGCGGAGATGTCATTCCCACCGACCGTGACGCTCACGTTGGTCAATACGATGCTCGCCATTGCGTTCTCCTAAACGATGCCGACGACGACAATGAATGGAAACGACGGGCCGGTCCCGCCGATGGTGTAGTCGACGCGCCAATGCGTGTCGGTGATGGCGCCGGCTGCGGACAGCAGTTGACTGGTCTTGCCGGTCGCCTGGTCGAACGTCAGTCGCGTGGTTGGTGACGCGAAACCGGACGCGTCGTCGCTCTTCACCGTGACATCCAACGTCGGGGTCGTGCCGGACACGGGATCAAGCACGTGCAGTGCGGCGTATACGCGTTGTGCGGCCGTCACGGCGCCGAGTTGAATCACGCCGCTCGTGCTGGTCGCCGTCTTCGGCGTACTCGCCGCCACGAAGACCTTGCCGCGCACCAACGCCGCTTGTTCGCCGCCGACGGCGTTGCCAGAGAACGGCATCAGTTGGCCCCACCCGCCGAAGGTCTTCATACTGGCCTTCAAGGCCTTGAAGAAATACGCGACGTCGCCTACCGGCGCACCATGCGGTGAGCACGTCAGCGGGATGTTCGCGGTGCCGATCTTGTTGAACGCGATCGCCTCCATGCCATCCGTCGCCGGATCGGCGAAACCACCGATCTGGAAGTTGACCGACTTCGCGCCGCCCTTGTTGATCTCCGTCTCGTGGCCCATGCGCGTGTCTTTCAGCGCGGCCGCGGCGTAATCGAGCATCACGCTGTTCGAGTAACCGGAGATGTCGTACTCGCCCAGGTAGGTCTTGACGTTCGTAAGGACTAGACTCGCCATGACGCTACGCCTCCACCGCTGGTGCCGTAACCGTTTCCTGGCAGACGCCGCACTTAAACACGGCGTACGGCTCCTGCCCCATCACGGCCTGATTGACGCGGAGTTCCGCCGGATGCGGGCAAGTAACCGCTTGGGGCTCTCCATCCGCCTCGTCTGCCTGCGCGCCGGCATCCGGCGCAATGCGCTCGATCGCATCTACGAGGCGGCTGAATTCACACAGCGCCAGGGCTGCCAGCTCGAACACAGACGCCGCCTTCACCTTCTCGAAGTCGAGCGCCATTACGATTCCTCCACCGTGACGGTGAACATCACCGTGCGCTGATAGACGCCGATGGCGTTACCCTCATCGATCGGGTCACGCGTCTGTACGTCGTCCCAGTTGACGTGAATCAAACGCCATCCTGCTGCCGTGATGATTGCGTCCGCGGAAGTGCCTAACGTGTTGTATCCGCCAGCTCGGTTCAACAATCCCAAGACCGTGCTTTCGATCTCGAGCGCCTGTTCCTCGCTGAGCGCAAAGATCTGCACGTACATTCGGACCGCCTGCGCGTTTCGGCCGAACGTCTCATTGTCTGGCCGGCCACCGGCCGCATCGACTCTGACATGCGGGTAGGCCAGCGGTTGCGACACTTTCCCATGCACGGCCACGGTGTACTTCGGCGTGGCGGCCGCGCCGACCGTCGTTGTCAGCGCCGTAACATTCAGAGCCAGATAGATTGCCGCTTTAACGGGCTTGCTGGCGCTCTTACGAACGGTGACAGCCATTTACAGAAGGCCTCCACCTGTTGACGGCAAATTCGCCAATCCGGCGATGTCTCGCTCGAGTTGTCGACCCGCCGCGCGCCAGCGCTGCAAGTGCGGCTCCTTCTGCGCATCTGTGGCCGGGATCATGAATGGCTCCGCCGGTGCCTTTGACCAGCCAAACTCAATCAGATGGGCTCGACGAGACGGGCGATCAAAACGCGCGCCCTGCGATGTCAACGCTGAACCTCCGCGTCCGGCGATCGCGATACCCTTGATGCGGACGTTCTTCCGCACCCCTGGCCGGACGTTCACGATCGTCGAACCGCTCGAGACGCCGACAATGGCGACGCCGCTGGTTTTCGTGATCTTCCACTTGACGTGGTCGTGCAGCCGTCGCGTTCGGATTGCCGGACTCGCGACCAAACGCTGTTTCGCACCGAGAGCTACCGCGGCCGCCGTCGCCGAATTCACGTCGATGCGCTTCTGCTGCATGAACGGCGGCAACGCTTGAAATCGCTGCTTCGCTTCCCGAAGTCCCTCGACGTGCGCGCTGATGGCGGTCGCATTATTAGGACGCGCCACGATCCACCTCGAAGCACTTCACGACGGACCACATCGATCGCGGCATTGGCGGCGCCACGGCAATCTCGAGAATGTCGGCGCCCCGGCGAAGGCGCATGCCCGGTTGCAAGTCGTCGCGGTTGCGGCCAGTAACCCGGTATTGGATGACGCTGGTCGGGGCATCGCTGACGCCGAGACGCTCGGAGCCGGCGAGCTCTTCGACACAGACCGGCCAGTGATCGACCGTAGACCAGGACAGGAGGTCCTCTCCGGTAGCTGATTGACCCGTGACCGAGCTCCGCAGGATCACGACCGTTTCGTTGAGATCGCCCAGTTTCACCATCAGAAGGTCCTAAACGGCGACCACGAATACTTCACGCCCATCGGCACTTCGTTCACGATGTTTCCGACGTTCACGGCTTCGCGCGTGCGATCCCAGTGGCTAATGAGCGCCTTCATCCCGACCTTCAATGCTTCAGGGACACTCGCGCGCGTCGCTCCGTAGCCGGCGGTCATACGAATCGTCATCGCCGCGATGACGCCACGCGTGGACGGCCACTGGTAGCCGTACGCCGGTTCAATGCGTCCCCGTGAGCACTTCTCACCCGTCGGCAGGTCCGTTCGATATTCGCTGCTGGACCAGGGTTGAGTCACTCCGTTGGCGTCCACGTAAGTGATCGACCCGATCGCCGTGACGTTGCCGAACGGGAGACGCAAGACCTGCGTGCCTGTGGGAACGGAGTCTCCGTCGAGCTTCCAGTCCAGCACCTGGTCGATCAACCTGCGGCGCACGAACGTTTCGCAGATTTGCCGGGCTGAAGGGATCCAGGCGTTCAGTTCGGGGTTGGCCGTCGTATTGCTCGTCGGAGCTTCGGCACCCAGGCTGGTGTCTGCGACGCTGATCGTCGCCGTCGTGGCCGTGTTGTTCGCGATTGTCGCCACCAGCCTCGCTACCGTCCCGCCGACGGCCGTCATCCACAACCGGCGCGACGTCACAAAGGATCCGCCTGTCGGGATGTCGGTGACGGCGATCTGACCGTTAACGGTCTTATCGACGACGGTGACTGCCGCCGAAAGCTGGCCGATTTCGGTTTCGCCGTCGGCCGTGACGAAGGTCACACCGACGCGATGCGCGCCGTTGTCGCAGTTCCCTACAGCAGCAGGACTCGCCAAGGCGACCGTCGGGGCCGATGGGGCCGGTTCCCCGCTGGACGCGCCCATGCGGAGTTGTCGTCTGGCCTCGTTCGTTGTGAGCGGTTCCAGTGCCGGAGGAGTGACAATGTGGATCGATTCCACGCGGTCACCCCACAGACCAGGGCAGAACGTGAGAGAGGAGAGACATCTACTTCGTGACCCAGCTCGTCGATCCTGTCCCCGACTTATTGACGCCGGTTAACGTGCCCACGGCTCCGAGGGCGATGTCAGCATCGCCACCAGGAGCACCAGCACCGACAGGACGTTTACGCAGGCGCATCGGTCTAATAGCCGATTTGAACGACGCGCATCTGCTTGATCGTCAGCGTCTTCGCCGCCGCCGACCCAGTCAGGAAGTGCAGGCTGGGCGTCAAATCCTCGTCATCGCAGATGTTCGCGGTATGGCTCGCCACGCTCACGCCGTTGATGAAGAACTCGACCTTCGCGCCGTCGTAGTAGAACTCGAGTTCGACGTCAGTATCGGCTGCGAGGACCGCCAGCGAGTCAGACTGCGTTTCTGTCGAGTCCTTCTCGGTCACCGCCGAAATGCCGGTGCCGCCGTCCAGCTTTTCGAAGTAGATGCCGTCGGTCATTCCGCCCAGCAGCGTGGTGTCCGTGATGCACAGGCCGACGAGAAAATCGCTCTGCGTCGCCTCGTTCGTCTGCAGCTTCGCGTAGAAGTACAGCCCCTTGCAGGATGAGTTCAGCTTGAAGGCCTCGCCCTTCAGCTGCATGTTGATGCCGTCGTCTTCGTTCGCATCTGAGGTCAGCACGAGGCCACCACCCACGGTGGCCGCGCGCGTAACGGTGGATTCGCCGGCGCCGGCCTCCACTAGCGTGACGGTCCAACCGAGTGGATCGTCGGCGGACAACGCACCGGCGTTCAGGAAGCGCTCGTCCCACTTGATGACGTCGGGACCAATTGCGTCGACGATTCGACGGAGATGCGCGGATCGATCGATATAGAGGAGATTGCCAGCGATGCGCTGGCCGATGACGTCTGCCATGGTGGTCCTGCCGTCCTTACTCTGGGCGCTGCCGCCGGAGCGGTTGCCGGGTTACGAAACACGCGCGCGCGGCCGGAGGATGGCGACTCTGGAAAGCCGCGCGCGCAACTGATGCCGCGTCAGGTTTAGCTGACGTAGTCGGCGGTGACCTGGTCGTACGCCTGCTTGCCGTGCTCTTCGGCGTAGACCACGCACTCATCAGTGCTGGTGCCGAGCGTGATCTTCACGCCCCAATACGCCGCGGTGGCCGACGCCGCACGCAGCTGCTCGGCGCTTGCTTCGAGGAACAGGTAATCACCGACCGCATTCGGATCGGACCCGAGCGCATGCGTGGCGACAACCGCCGCGTTGGTCGTTCCAGCCGCGTTGTCGGCGACAAAGATCTTGAAGCCGGTGATCGATCCCGTGCCGACGCTGTGCATCAGCGCGGCCACCACGCGCCTCAAGCCTCCCAACGCGGTGAGTGCCAGGCACTTCTCTGAGGCGGCCGGGTTGAGCGTGACGATGGTTTCCGAGCCCGAATCGGGATCGAAGTCCACAAGACGGCGACGGCACTGGGCCAGAGCCTTATTCGCGGTATAAGCCATGACTCTTCATCTCCTCCAGAAACCGATACCGAACTAGCGAGCCGCCAACACGACGACCGGCGACAGCGGGTTGCCGTTCTTCGGCGTCAACGCTGATCGCCACCACCACTGACCGTCGTTGCGTCGGTAGAAGCGGAAGCCACGCTCCGCAGCTGCGAAACGCACGTGGATGGACTCCGCATACTGCTCGCTCTGGTAGGTGCCCTCCAGGTATTCGGAGGGGACGATCAGCATGATGTCGCCAGCGTCACCCAACGTCTTCGCAAACTCGGTGAAGAAGATCGGCCGGTTGTCGAGGTACTCCTGACCGCCCTGCGAACCGGTCAAGTACTGGACCGCATGGCCGCCGGTGCCCACTTCCTGCACGAGGCTCTTGAGCTGCTCGCGGGTGTTGTGATTGGCCAGCCACACCGCCGAGCCGTAGCGCCAGCAGCGCGCCGCCATCTTGTCGATGTTCTTCTTGACGATGGTGTCGGCCGCTTGACCGGCCTCCTTCGCCACTTCGATCTTGCAGCCCGCATTCAGCGAGCCCTGGCGTTCACCGGTGCCGGTGCCGTTGATGCGCTCGTTCATCGCGTTGGCGACGAACTCGGTCGACATGCCGGCCTGGATGATGGCCACGAAGGACTGGGGCGAGTCGTTGATGATGCGCTCGCTGGCGAAGGCCAGGCCGAACTCCTCGTTCGCGGTCAGCACAACTTGCTCGAAGGTCTGCCGGCTCGCCGTGCCGTCGACCGTTTCCGGGCGACGCGTTACGGTGAATCCACCGCTGACGCTCGTCGCGTGGTTCTTGTCGACGCGAGCATTGAATGACACCGTCGGCGCCGACATCGGCACATGCGTGATCAGATCGTTCAGCGGATCGCTCTCGGGCGCGATCGACAGGATGCCAGGCGCCACGCCGTGCGGCACCAGGAAGCCACCAGCCGGGTCGCTGTAGCCACCCTGCTCGTCGGAACCCTGCGTCGCCAGTGGCTTCAGTCGGGCGTCCACCTTGCGGCCGCGGCCCGCGTTCATGACCGCGGTCAGGTAGTCGCGGTGGTCGGCGAAACCGCGCTTCGGGTCCTTGTCGGCCATGTTCTCGCCGAGGCGCACATCGGCGGCCGCACGCGCGCCGGCGGCGGCGTCACCGTCGGTCACCGCAGGCGTCTGCTTGGGATCGCGCTCGATCTCGTTCGCTTCGATCGCCGCAGCCAGAATCGGCTTGTGGTCCTCGATCTGGGCTTCGACGGCGGTGATCTTGTTCGTCAACTCACCGAACTTAGCCTTTTCCTCCGCCGTCATGGCCCGGTCTTCCGCCAGCGCCTTTGTGCCAATCTCACTGCGTTCCTTCACCAGCGCCTTGCGCTCCCCTTCGAGCTTCGCGGCCTTGGTCTGCGCCAGCTTCAACGAACCCAGCACCGCAAACATCCCGAACGACGCGTGATCCGGAGTCGCAATCGAGGCCACCAGCATGGCCACGCCAGCCATCGCCGGCCCCCGAAGCGGATGTCCGCATAGCGCCTCGACGAGCGCCAGGCAGCGACTCCGAAGGTCGCTCATCGCGCGCGCGGCGCCGGCGAGCACCTTGGCCCGCCACGGCTGCGTGTGTTCGGTGCCCATTTGCTTGGCGTTGACCTGCACCACATTTGTGGGCATCGCCGCGACGGCGATGAAGAAGGCCGCGAGGAACGGCAGCACTGTGAAAAGTCGGTCCATGGTGATCGGCTCCTGCCACTCGACCCCACTCACCCCAATGAAAAACGCGCGACCTATTCGAGGCTTCTCGCGTTCGAATCGGACCGGCTCAGCGAGACTTTCGTCTCGGTGAGTGCCCGGCACACGTGAACGCGTGAAGCACCCGAACAGGCCGCGCGTTCATCGGAACTCGCGGAGCCCTGTGTTACTGCGCGGATGGACCGGTCGTCAGACCGTCAGGACCGCGCAGCCAGTTTTGTTATGTAGGGCTAGAGTGGGACCGATTGGTCGGAAAGTCGAGTTTTGGCGACAGAACTCTCGATTGCGGCGTCGCGATCGAGCAATTCGCGCACGTGTTCAGCAAGTTCCTTTCCGCGCTGGCTCGCGCGTCGACACAACGCGTCGAACGTTTCCTGACTTACGCGGGTGCTGATGCGCTCGGATCGCCCGGTCGGATCAACTGATGGGCGACCGCGGCGCCGGCGTTCTTGAATCTCTCCGGTATCAACAGATACGCGCGGACTCGCCCGGCGGTCCGCGAGTACCGATTGCCGGCGGTCTGGGCCGGCGGTATCCAACATCATTCGCTCAGCGCAATCGCGATGTTCACGGCGTCACGCTCGGCGGCAGCGCGGGCGTCCTCGTCGTCATCGTTGCGCCGATGGCACTGGCCGTCTCGGAGCTCGTACCCCTCTGGGCACTGGCCATCGACGTCAGGTTCAACTGCGGCGCTCGCGGGGACGTCGGCTGACGGCGTTGTCGCGTTCCTGGCGACATCGTCGGCCATCATGGTCGGCCCGCCGTCACCCTCGTTGATGTGATCGCCCGTCGCCTGCACCGCCGACGCGGTTGCGACTGGTACGCCGGTCCGCTTGCGACCTTGCAGCCGCCCGATGACTGCGTCGAAGGTGGCGACCTTATCCGCCAGTCCGGCCTTCACCGCGGCCTGACCGTAGAACATGCGGCCTTGGCCAAAGTTCTCAAGAACGTGCTTCACGCTCACACCGCGCGCGCGCGCCAGTGCGGCGTCGAACCATCCCTTGACTTGGTTGATCTCGTCCTGGAAATGCGTTTTGGCATCGTCGCTGAGCGGCTCAAACATGTTGCCTTCGACCTTGTGCTCGCCCGCGTAGATGAACGTCATCTTGATGCCCCAGTTCTCGAGCATCTTTGAGATGTCTTGATGCAGCAGGTATGCGCCGCAGCTGCCGATTTGACCGCTGCGCGGGACGTAAATGGTCGAGCACTGCGAGAATAGCCACGTCCCAAGCGACGCGATGCAGGTGTCCGCTACGACGATGATGTTCTTCAGTTCGCGCGCCGCGTACAGTTCGTCCGCGAATTCTGGGGCAAGGTCGATCGTGCCGCCAGGCGTATCGGCTCGAAACACGATCGTCTTCACGTTGGGATCCGCGAGTGCCAGACGGAACTGTGCCTGCATGCTCTCGATGGTCGATGACCCGTACCACATCGAGAACCACGAATTGCGGCCGGTGATCGGCCCATTGCATTCGATGACCGCGATGTCGCCGATCATCTTCGGTTGCGGGTCTCGATACGCCTGCACGGCCGCAGCGACAGCCTCCGGCGATGCAGCGGCGACGCGTTCCATTAGGGGCCGCAGATGGGCCGGATCAATCAACCAGGTCGAGCTCAGTACTTTCGCGAAGTCGTTCATCATGATGCGATCTCCTGTGCGACGTCGGCGAGCCGCGTCAGCGATGAATCCGGATCCATGGCCAGCGTCACGAGCGCCTCGGCTTCATGGCGCTCCCAGTGCTCATCCATAACAAGAATGCCGCCGTTCTCGAGCGCCCTGCCGTGCCGCGCCGCGACCGCCCTGGCGGTGTCGATCGGCAACCGCATGGTTTCCGCGATGACGTTCGCGTGGTCGGCATAGAACGACTTCAACTCGGCTTTCCACCCGTCCACATCGTCGGCGTGCTTTTTCGCGATCTTCTCGATCGCCCCCTTTTCACGGCGGAGCACGCGATGCGCGTTGTCATGCGCGAATAGCATGGCGCGCACACTCACCGGCGTCGCGACGGTGGTCGCCTGCTTCGGCCTATTGTCGGCGCCGTCTCGCTGGCTGCCGGCTCGATGGTCGAGCGCCGACAATTGATCGAGTTCCTCATCCGCGTTGAGGTCCTCGAGCTGTCGCGCCTCGCTCGGTCGGATGACTCGAGCGCGGATACCGATTTCGTAAGACTCCATCCGCTCTTTCAGCGTCGCGCGCATCAGATAATCCATGTTGAATTTCGCGAAGAACCCCTCCGGCGCCACCAGCAAGTCCCGCTGAATGGCCTGTTCGAATTCCACGACAATCGGCGTTTGGCAGCGTTGCGAGTAGTAGAGCGTGTCCTGGACGCTCGAGTTGTAGGACTGCGCTCCCTCGATGGCGAGCCAGTTCGCCGGAATCTTGAACATGCGCGCGATGTCACGGCCGCTGATGTTCTTCAGCCCCAGCAGCTGCGCCTTTTCTGGCTCGACGCCCAGGTTCTTGACTTCGAGGTCCTCCGGCGTCAGGAAGATCCCGCCGGCGTTGTCGGTGCCGTTCATGAACCGGGTGATGCGCCGGTGGTAGTTTTCTTCCTCGTGCGGCTCCATCTCGCCGCCCTTGTAGGTGGCGATCAGTGCCGCGGTCGCCCCATGCTCGAAGTAGTTGCGGGTAAACTCCTGGAGGGCGATCGCGGTGGCGACCGCTTTTGCGCCGTACTGGATTCGGCTGATGGCATTGAGTCCGTCGGTGGACGTATTGCGGACGCAGAGCATTTCGTCCTGCGTCACCCACCGGAACGACCCGTCTGGCTCCGTGAGGCGGAATCGCACACGACTACTCGGCAGCCGTTCCTCTCGCACGCGATCAGGATGGCGCGGCAACAGCTGTTCGATCAGGCTGTCCGACCCCGGGCGGTATTTGATCTCGGCGTAGCACGCCGGTCGAAGGCAGTATTGCCACGCCAACGTGCTCCAAAACGCCTTTGCCGTCTGCCAGTTGTTCGGCGCCCACCGCAACTGATACGCCAACCGGCCGATGCCGGCGTCGGACGATCGGATCTTTGACTTGCCATCCTCGCCAAGGTCGCGAAAAAGTTGACAGGTCATCGTCCCAAAGTCGCCACTGATGATGTCGACAGCGCAGTACAGATGCGACAGCGTCAGCGCGAGCTCCGGCGTGACGTAATACGCCGAATCCGGCAGCATGAAGCCTTCGGGCGACACCCACATGCGGTCGCTGCGCTGCTTCGCTGTCTCGGCCATCGCCCGGCCTGGTCCGCGCACGGTCTGCAATCGAGAGAGTGCACCCATCGGTTAATTCCCCTTCTTCGGCGGTTCGTGCGGGCGAACGACAAAGGCGTGACGCTGCGGCGTGGAGACCCACAACAACACGAACGCGGGAATCAGGAACGAACCCGGTCGCCACAGATCCCAGCACCCGATCGCCACGAGCGCGAGCGCGCCGTAGAAGTGCAGCTCGTCAAGCCCGATCACGTGGCGCACCCCGCTCCACGATCGCGCCACTGTGGTGCCGACGTTACGCCGGAGCCGCCGGCTGCGGTCCCGGATCGATGTCCCGAAATCCTTCAGGCGTCCAAACACGTGCCCTCCCTCGTTCACCGCTACGAACTTTTAACAACCCAGCCGCAAGCGCATCCTTCCGCGCTTCCCAGCTCAGAACCGATGCCATCGCCAAGTCGATCTTCTTTGGCGATTCCGGATGCTCTTTGCGAATCAGCCAGAACGACTGGCCTTTCTCGTCCTTCCAGCCTGGGATCTCTTGCTTGCGCGCGTTCCCGATGTGCCTGAGCAGATCAGGATCGCCATCGTGCGAGAGCGCGCCGGTCTTCAGGGCGGTCTCGTACGTCTTCAGCGCGGCCGCCATCGGCTGTCGGCGATTCGTGAACCACTCGACCACGCGGTCCTTCCCGAAGTCACCGACCCACTTCGAGATCCACGACGCCCAGTAGGGCGGGTCCGCATACATGCGCCAGACGTTGTAGGTCGAGAACAACCGCTTTACTGTTTCGTCCACTTCGTTTTCCGGCACCTGCCATGGCGGATCAAACTTGTCGCCGCCTGGCGGGCATTCCCACAATCCGGCCTTCCACTGGAATCCGGTCTTGATGTGTGTCGCCACAAGGCCCGTGCTGTCATGAAACATCGCGCCGTCGAAGCCGAGCGTGATCAGTTCCTTCCGTGACCCGATTGACCGGACTACCTGCAGCGTCTTGACGTGCTGCACGTCAAACGCCTGCGTGGAGCCCTGCACCATCCGGTTGCACCACACGCGTTCCCAGTACTGCTTGTCCCAATCGGGCGCATCGTAGAGCGACACAATGCCGTCGATGTCGCGCCACTCCGCGGCTGCGCCGGAGGCCTCGATCACCGCGGCGCGCCGACCTTCCGGCGTTTTCAAGTCGTGGTAATCGCCGGCCTGCATGTGGAAGTAGAAGAACGAGGCGTTCTTGATCTTGCCGTCAGCAATCTGCTGCGCATAATTCATCGTCGCTTCAGCGACCGATCCCGCGCCAGGCTCTGGCGCAGTCGTAATTTCCAAGGCCCACGCATTCGCCTTCTTGCGCTTCGGCAGGTTGTTCAACATCGTCGAGTGGGTCTCGATGAACCGCCTCATCGTGAAGCGGTGCGTCTCGTCGAAAACGGTGAACGTCGTGCGGGCGCCATCGCTAGCGTCTGGATTCTGCGCGAGCGATTCCGCTTTACCATCACCCTTCAAGCGCATGATCCGCGCGAGCCCGATGTCGAAGTCGTCCTTCAAATGGCTCAACTCGAGGATCACGCGCAGCGCCCCGAACGCGAGCTCGTCGGACTGTTCCTCGCTCACGGCGAACATCGGGATGTATGGATCGTCGACCGGGCCACCGATCGGCTCGCCGCCTTTCGTCCAGCCGGTGCAGCGCACCGGTGCATCAGGGTGTAGCTCGCAGGCCGCGATCAATGCGGCAAGCTCGGTCTTCGCTTTACCCTTCGCGAGCGACAGGCCCGCACGCTGAAAACGACGTCGGCCCGCGCGCGGACTCTTCAATCGTCGTCGACCGTCTTTGATGTACTGCGGCTCGATCTCGTAGAGGCTGTAGATCAGACCTCGCCGCTCGTCATCGAGCACCAGCGGCTGTCCGCGCAGATCACCAGGTCCGAAGCACAAGTTCTCTTCCATGAACGCGCAGACCTGCGGCCCAAGCGTCGGATAGAGCACCTTGTCGATCGGCACAGTGAGAATCACTTCACCGCCCTCAGATGCGTTCGCGGGTCTACGGTTGACCTGCGACGCACAGGCGGATTCTTTGCCTTCGGTGGCGGCGCCGGCGTGGCCTTCACCGCGACCGGCTGCTGCTGTTCTTCCGTAGCTGACGCGGCGGCACTGCGCGCCACCAGCCGGAGCTGGCCAACGATGCCGCGGAACGTGCGCATCGCATTGAGGCGTTCGCTCCGTTTCGCAGACGAGTCATTCGCGATCGCGGCGGCCGCCTCCGCCATCGTCACGAGTTGATCGTCGGTCTCGTCGAGCGCGTATTCGTCGCGGATCGCTTTCGCCCACTCAGCGGGCTTCTTCATCGTGCTCGCCGGCGGCATGTCCACCACGTTCGACGACAAAGTGAGCTTCTTCTTCGCGATCCAGCGCGTCACCGTCGACTTGTCAACGTCGAGCTGCTCAGCGATCTCCTTCGGCGTGCAACCGATCGACGCGAGGCGCTTCGCCTCACCCTGCACCTGCGACCAACGACGCGTCCGCCGCTTCATCGGATTTGCACCGGTTTTTCGCCTTTAGTGGTGCAAACTTTCCCAACCGACACGGGGGCGGTTCCGGGGCGCAAAGACTGGCGAAAAATTGGACCGGTATACCCGCGAAGTTTCGCGATTCCACCGCGCACATTTCGGATCTGTTCGTGATTGGGATGGTCTGCCGTCCCGCTGCGCTGACGAGTCACAGACCGGCGGCGGACTTCGCGGCGCCGCAGGACTGGCAGAGGCTTTGCCAGTTGGGCTGACGTTTCACGGGCTGGCTTCGGTCCTTGAACAGCGTTGGGTCTCCGCGATGCGGCACGACGTGGTCGACCTGGTAGGCCGGCGTCACCCGCCCCTCGTCGTGGCACCTGCTCATCACCGGGGCTTCGCCGTTCGGCCGCATCCCGCAGAACGGGTAGAACTTCTTGAATAGCCGGGCGTCCTTCTCCCATGCGGAGTCGTAGCCGCGGGCGCGGCTGCTGCCTCGCCATCGCTCTCGCTGGCGGCTCGAGGCCTGGCAGCGTCCCTTCGACACCAGGGCGCCGCATCCGCACGGACAGACGCGTAGAGGCTTCGGCACTCACACGTCGGCCTTGACGCGCACCTGATCCGCCTCAAAGCGGAGACGCCGCGACAGGTTGCGCACGGTAACGTCCATCGTGCCGGGCTCTACAACGATCTCGCTGTCCTTCAGCACCAGCATGTCGAGCTGCAGGCGGGTGACGTCGCCGGCGTCGGCCGCGATGCGCGCGGACCGGCACATGTGCGACACGTCGACACCGGCGATCTCCACCTTGCAGGCGTGACCGTGCTCGCCGATGGTGAGGCGGATCGGTGGCGCCGGCTTGACCGCTTCTCTGGTGAAGCAGGAAGAGCCGTTGCCACGGCACCACCGAAGGTCAGGCCGAACAGGGATCGGCGGCTGATCACGAGCGCTCCACGCGGATGCCGCGGTGCAAAGCCGCGGTCAGTTGTTGCTCGATACCCTCAATCTCACACTGGGCGAGCGCCAATTCCCGTCGGAACTCGGTGGTATCGCAGCAGATCGTGACACTGAGTCCTTCGGCACGCCTGATCTCATTGGCCGAATAGAAGCGATAGGCGCTCGCTCCGCTGACGCTGCAGGTCGTATGAGAAGGCGGACTCGAGACCGCTGGCAGGCCGACCTTCGGCTGGACAACGGCCGCGAAAGGCAGACCTGCCAGTGCGCCGATGAACCCTCGTCTGTTCATTCGGATCTCTCCCGCGAAGTTGTAGGAACGAAATCAGAATGGAATATGTAGAGACGGCTAGCCCAACAACGCTAGCTAGCTGGTGTTCTAAGTTTGATTTTGGCGGGATCTATGACGGTCTCGTAGCTATTCCAGCGAAGTTTGCAGGTCGCACAACGACGTCGACGCTTGCGATAACACAGGCCGGCGCCGACCTTGGCGTGCTTGCCCTTGCCGATGCGCGCAACGCGCCGGCTTTCCACAACGTAGCCTTCGCGTTGACAACGCGGGCAGCGTTCCGGATCGGGGAGCTTCACCATGCCAAGCGCCCGCGTGAACACACGCCGGAATGCCCCTTACGCTTCTCGCAGCGCAGAAACGACCACTGCGTGCCAAGTGGAACGATAGGGCATGGCGGCGCGGATGGAGGCGGCGCCTTTACCTTGCTCCTCGGCCGCGGTGTTGGTTGCTTCCTGTTCCCCATCCTACAATCTCCCTCTATGACCGATACCGTCTTCACGACTCGCCTGGATGAAATGGAAGCGATAGCCAATGGCCTGCTGACTAAAGTGAAGGCAGAGTTCCTGCGCGAGCATCTGAGGCTTGCCCTGCGCGACATCGAAGAGGCTCGCGCGTGGGTCCGGCTTGACGAAAACAGCGGGTTGGCTGAGGTTGTGGCGGGCTTCGCCGCTAACCGCATCGCCTACGTCGAGCAGGTGGTGACCCTGAAGGGCTACGACGCGGTCGTCATGGGCGGCTAACGCGCTCGTGACTTCTCCGTTCGACGCGACTTTACACATTGAACATTTCCGAGAGGGCGACGAATCCGCGGCGCGGATAATCGATCAACCCAATGCTGCGTAAGGACCCGAGCGTGTTGTTGACGTGCCCGTTGAGCGTGTAGTTACAGGCGTGGGCGAGTTCTTCGCGGGTCAGCATCTCGGCTTCGGCGCTGACCAAGGCGCGGAACAGGCGTTGCTGCGGCTCCTCTCGCAGGACTTCGAGGGCACGGCGGATCAACTCATCGCGATCGGCGGCAACGCTTGGAGTGTTCGCCAACGCGGCGCCGGCCTCCGTCAACGACACGGCGCCGCGGTCCGGGTAATCGATCAGGCCCTTGGTCCGCAGGCCTCCCAACGTGTTATTGACGTGGCCGTTCAGCGTATAGCGCGCACCGAATGCGACCTGTACCCGCGTCGGTCGCTCGATTCCGGCGGCCTTCCACCAGGCGAGGGAATCGAGGATGCGTTGTTCTGGCTCCTGAAGACCTTGCGCTGCATCTGGCCTGGGGCCTTGGACCGGGGCGATCGACGTGGAACCTGTGCGATTGTTGGACCCGCGCGGCGCGGTCACTTGGCGGATCGGCGCTGGTACAACGCTTCGCGGAACAACCGCCAATCCGTTCAACTTCTCGAGCAACTTCTTGACGCTCGGTTGGTCGGCACGTCGTTCTATTTCGGTGAGGATGTCAGCCGTAGCGGCGCGTAACGACGCCAGATGCTCGTCGAGCGCCACTCGAACGCCGTCCCGAATGCGCTGTTCCGCGCCGGCCAACGCCTCTCGTGCGCCATTCACCGACGATTGATAAGCGGCGACGAGCTTCTCGATTGACTTGCGATCGGCATCGGTCAGCGCCGGGACCGGCCTCGCAGCCGGAATATTTACGGGAATATTCGGCGTCGCTTTTGCGCGTTCCGCCTCCAACTGCTTGATGCGACGCGCCTTGTCGGCGTTGTCTTTTCGCAGCTCCGAAATGGAACGCTCACGCTCCTCGGCTTCTGCCGGCAGGTCGGCCAACTGTTGCAGCACCTTTTTGACCTTCTCGGTCGGCGCCGGCACCGGTGCGGCCTTTTGCCCTGGCTCTGGATGATGGGACTTCACCGGCCCAACGCGCACCAACATCGGCGTGGTGACGTCGAACGCCGGCCCGTAGGCGTAGAACTGACCTGGCTCGAGCTGCCGCAGGCCCTGCTTCTGTTCGTTCGTGGTGAAGCCGAGTTCTTCGGCGGCGCGCTTGATGTCGACGTCGAGCGTGCAGCGACCAATCAGCTTGTTGTTGCACTCCGCGGCGACGTCCTTCGACAACTTCGCGAGTCGTTGCGTAGCCGGTACCAGACAGAAGCCGCGCTTGCGGCCGCGCGACGCCATCGCCTTCACGGCCGCGGTGCTCGCGTTCTCCTTCCCTTCCGGCGCGTAGACGTGCGCCTCGTCCAGGACGATCAGCGCCGGATGCCACAGGTCCCGCGGTGCGTTCACCAGCGCGTCCAGGAACCGCTGCACGAACAACACGCGCTGATCTGGGTTGAGCTCGTAGATGTCGAGGATGGCTGAGACGTTCAACTGCAGCAACCGCTCGGCGAGCATGGCGGCCGTTCGCGGGTGCGCCACGGTGTCGCCGCCTGTTGGCGCTGCCAGCACGTAATCGAACTTCTCCCGGAGGGTGTGGTACTCGCCTTCCGGGTCGATGACCAGGTGCTGCAGCTTGCCGTGGCTTTGCTCGAGCAGCCGGCGCAGCGTGCGTGTCTTGCCGCCACCGGAATTCGCCTGTACCAACAGCCGACTGGCAACGAGGCGATCCGCGTCGCACTTCAGGCCGGGCCCGATCTCGAATGCTTTCACCTACAATCTCCCTTCATGTCAACCCCCGACGAGCTGCCCACCATCGACCAGCAACGAATGTTGAAAGAACTGAATGACAGCGGGTATCCGTTCCAACACACCATTGCGGAAGCGATTAACCGTGCTGGGGCGGCCTGGGCTTTGGTGAACACAGAGTTTCCAGTTTCGGCTCGTAACCGCACGACGCACATCGACGTCCTCGCGTGGTGTTTGCGGCGGGCGTTGATCGTAGGCGAATGTAAACGCGTCAACCCTGCCTATTCCGATTGGCTTTTCGCGAAACTGCCCGGCGATCGTCGCGACATCGGTCGCTATGTCAGAGTCGAACGGCTTTTTGAGTCGAAGGATGGAAACCTTTTGACGGACGCTATGCAACTCGAGTCTTGGTCGCCACACCACGTGGCGTTGGAAGTCAAAACGAATCTGCCAGGAGACTCGAAGGGGCAGGCTAGATCGTTGCGGGACGCAATCACGCAGACCCAGGCTGGTGCCAACGCGTTGCTGGCAATGCTCGCGCAAAACCAGGTGCTCTGGAAGGACGAACGACGTACTTCGGTGATTGTAATTCCTGTGATTATTACTACTGCACGCCTGTACACGACCGACGCGAATCTCGCAAATGCCGATCTCGCAACAGGTCGAATACCAGACGGCGCAACTGTGACCAGGCAGGACTGGTTGTGGCTCGAGGATAATGTGTCGCCGGATTTGGTGCACGAGGTGCCCTCGCTCGTGTCGGCAGCAGACATCGCGAGCATCGTGCGCGATCGCCACGCGCGGTCGATTGCCGTAGTCCATTCGGCGGCGATCGATGGTTTCTTGAGTTCGTTTGCGAAGGTCCTGTTTCATTACTACTGACGCATGACCGCCCGTGACTTCTCCGTCCGACCGGTGATCTGTGCCGGCGAGCTCAAGGCCATCGAACGCGCCGTACGATCCCAAGGCTCCTTGCAGATCGGTAGCTACGTGGAGGTCGAATTCGGGGCGACGTGGGGCGAACGCCAAGGGAAACCGTTCCGCGTCGACGGACAATGGCGTCAGTGCCGTGTGGTCGGGCACGAAGGCGCAACGATCCTGTGCGTCCTGGACCCAGATCCGCTCAAGGCTCCCGTCGACGAACCGTTCGGCTGACCGCGTTCCTCTGGTTTTCACCAGCGCCGACGCGATCGCAATCTCCTGGCAGACCCTTCGGTTTTTCCGATGACTGCTAGGATTGGTTATGGAAATCAAGGATGTCGTCCTTGAAATCAAGGAGCAGTTACTCAACCTCGGCGCCTTGATCGTTGTGTTGGCGGCGTGGGCAGCCTTGATATTCCTAGCGCTCAAGGGAATCGCTGACCTCATTGGCGGCCACTAGGAGCAACAGGTTCATCGTCGCGTCCGTACACGGCGAGGTTCGATTTTTTTCGATGACGGCTAGGACGGCCATGACACTCAAGGAAGGGTTCATCCACGTTTGCGGCGCCGCGGTCTGGCTGGCTGCCGTCGTTGGCTTCGGGTTGCTGGTGGTGAACGCCATCTTGAATGTCATCAGCGGCTCTTACTGATCCTTCCGGCCTTCGGCTTTCGAGAGGGTAACGTCGGCGTCTGCGTCATGGCTGCTCCTGTAACTGCTGTTTGATCGTTTCGATCCGCTGGCGCACGGCAAGGGCTTGGATGCTATCGACGGTTTGCCGCTCTTGTCGCTGTAACTGCATTTCGAGTTGCCACGCCCGCTGAATCAATTCACCGAGCGAAGCGTTGGGGTTGTCTTCGGGGTTCATGGCTGCTCCTCCAGCTCCGGCGCATGGCGCAAGAGACGGAACACCGTCTCGAATTCTTCTGGCGCAAACCCGCAGGCTTCAAAGATTTCGCACAGTGTTTCGGCCATGTGACAGAGCGCGATGTCGCGGCCCTTCTCGCTCCCAACAGCTTCCGCCAGCGCCACCAACCGCTCGTCGTGGCGTAGTTTGTGGCGTAAGAGATCTACGCGGTTCATGGCTGCTCCTGTGCTGGTCTTGCTTCTGTCTCAGTGAGGAAGTCTTCCAGTTGGTGCTTCACGCACACGAACCGATAGCCCTTCGCGAGCTCCGAATCAGGGAAACACCGATAACACGCGTGATCGCCGGCGCCATCCGCAACAAGCGCGCCGTGCGCTCGCGCCGCCTCGCGCTGATATGAAGCGAGCCATCGACGCCGCCTTGGATGCGTTATTGCTGCTGGCGCGTTAAGGTGAACGTCGGGTCTCCAGCCTCGCGTTCTGGCCGTGAACACCGGCTCGACCTTCATGGCTGCTCCTGTGCCCCCCGAAGGGCGGCGCGGGCTGATTCCCACGCTGCCCACATGGTTGGATGTAAGACCTCCGAGGGGTAGGCGGATGCGAGCATCTCTTGCAGTGCCGCCTTGAGGGCGTCCCGTTCCCGCTCGGCGGATTCGGCGCGGCTTTGCATCGCGGCCAACCGCTCAGCAACAGGCGTCACTGTTTCGATGAACGCCGTCAGTCGCTCGATCTCGGCCTGCTGCTCGGCTCGCACGGCGGCAGCAAAGGCGTCCATTGCCGCGTCCGCTTCGTCGCGCAGCTTTTGCAATTTCGACAAGTCAAATCTCGCGAGTTCGCGTGACTGGTAGGCCAGTTCAGACGCCCACGCATTACGCGCGAGAATCGCCTTCGACCGGGCCATGTCAAGCGGCATCGCCTCTGCGACCGATGCGCTGTGCTGTGGCTGTTCGGCTCGCACGGCGGCGGCAATGGCATCGATGACTTCAAGACCGGCGTCGTAATACCGTTGGTCTAATGCGCCCCACTCTCGCGGCGTGGCCTGCGCGATGCTCTCGCACCGGAACAACCACCCACGCCTCGCCTCTTCGACCGATCGTGATCCCCCCTGAGAGAGAACGCGATCGGCCTTCATCGCTGCCCCCATTCGTGAATCACGTCCGCACCGAGTTCGGTGAGCAGTTCAATGACCAACGCCGGTAGACCAATGACGGCCAAGACGATCAGTGCCGTGCGGGCAAACGGGCGCTTCCATCGACGGTAACGCTTCACGCGTTGAAGTTCGTAAAACATCACTGCTCCCTTTCGTCGGGCGTCTCGCTCTCCGCTCCCGAGGCTGGCGACTCCTCGGTATATTCGGTCGGCAGCGTGGCTCGCAGCACACCTTTGGATTTCGCTCCGGCTTCTTCGCAGATGCGCACAACGTGCTGCCACCGTTCGACGCTCATCGAATCCGCCTTGCACCCCATTCGCTCAAGGCGGCGCAGTTCTCGACGCGCGAGCATGTAGCAATTACCGAGTCCCCATTCCATCGAGCGTGTGGGCGGCTGCTCCTCTCCTCGTTCGATCCCTCCCGATACCGGACGGAGGGGATCGGCCTTGCGAAGCGTCGAGCCGCATGGGAAACAGTGATAGGTGCCGTCGGCTTGTGGCAACGCCGTCTGATGCCGACAGGTGGCGGCCTGCTTCTGCACCCAGCCGCAATCGGGGCACTTGTCCGTGGCGAGCATATGAACCGCGCACATCGTCAGGCCAGCGCGCACCACTTCCCATTCACCGGCCGGTTCCTGTCGCTCTGACGAGACGGAGGCACCGCCGACTGATTGAAACTCGGCCAAGCCAAATTCCTGTTCGAGCACGCGGTTGATCTCCGGAATCTCCTCACCGAAGTCCAGATCCGAGAACCGAGCGCGTGCCGCTTGCAGCACCGCCACGGCGACGGCATCGGCCACAGAATCGTGCTGCTCTGTCCAGTAGGGCGGATCGATGCCCCATGCGCTCACTGCCGCCTGCTGTGCCGCCTGTCTCGCGATCTCCCGGATCGTCTGCTCGCTCACGGTTTAACCTCTTTCGTTCCGTCCTTGCTGACGGGATACCCGAACTCGTCCGACCGTTCACCGGGCCACAGTGATCCCGGAAAGGGCGGCTGGCGATAGCCCTCGCAGTCGTCGTCGCAATAGAACGCAGCAGCGGGCGCCGCCCGGCCGATTGGTTTCTTCATGCCACCGCAGACCGTGCAAGTGACGGTCACGCCAACCCGGATCGTCTGCGGCTCGTCGTCGTGTGTCATCGCTCACCCATTGAGGAAATTTGCAGTTCTGGCTGCTGTCGCCATGTCCGCCACGCGCGGGACACGGCGCCGGTGCCCGGATACAGGTCAATCAATTCATCCGAGGGCTCGGCCCCGACAAGCTCGAATGCCCAATGGCAGACGCGCTCCGGCTTGGCGCCGGTCAACCCGCGCTGGAGGGTGATGGACTCCTGAATCCAATCGCGCATCACGATGCGACCGCTGACGACTGGCTTGCGAGCCGCTTTGATAATGACCGGCTCCCACGCGTACGCCACACTGACGTTCTTCTTGAACGCGGCGAACCCCTTCACCCACGCGCACCATCTGGCTCCGGTGTGTTCCACCAGCGCCGCGATCGTCGCCATGGAGGTCGGTGTTGCAGCGGCGTGCAACACCCAGCCGTCGAACTCTCGCTGGAGACGGTCAATCAACTGCGCGTGATCCACCTCCCCGGCATACGTCGGCTGATCGGCGTATAGGTGCGCGCAACCGATGTATGGCGGGTCGGCGTAGCCAATCCTCATGCCGTCTACTGCGCGACGTGTATCCACGCGGCGACGATGCCCCACACCAACCACACCAAGCTCAACAGAATCAGGATCGCCACGGCCCAGCCCAGGGAACACGGATCATCACCGTGCGTTTTGTCTCCCCAAGGCCCATGCGGACATTCCATGTCTTGACCGGCAAACCCGAAAGTCATCAACACCTTGTCCGTCCCGCACTGTTTGCATTTCGCGCTGCCCATCTCGTCACCTCTGACTCCTCCACGACGCATCCGATCCATTTGCGACCATGCTTTCGTAGTAGCGCCCACACGACTACGCCGTCGCGGCGATGCCGCCCGATCGCGCGATACTTGAGTCCGTTCCAGCGCACGTCGTCCCCGACGACCAATTTTCTTGATCCGTCGTGCGATAGCTGACCTGTTGCTGAAACGGAGACTCCCACGACCGCCGTGGCGCCTGTGCGCTCCCTCATGCTTTGGCCTTTCTCCGTCCTCGATCCGGGGAGGTATTCAGTAACCGGCAGATCTGTCGGGCGTCTCCGACTCTGAAGATCGTTCCGACCCAGATACTCCTTCTCTCGTCTAGCAGCTGCCAGCTGTCGAGTCCGGGCACGCGTTCGACCCGATACCTCGATCCGCTCGTCCGGCGAGGCGAGGGAGATGAATTAGAGGCTTTCATTTCTGCGCTGCGCTCCCACGGTGGTCACCGCTGGACTGCGTTGAGGCTTGGTTGCCGTCCGCGAGTTTGATGATCCGCTGATGAATCAGCGGGAAGATCGCCCCGAACACATAGGCGCACTGACTCGGTGGCGTGCACGCCCTGATGTCGGCTTTCAGCGCCTCCAGCTCTAACTTCGCTGCTGCTCGTTCGTTCGCTGTCATCGGGTTACGCTCGCTTTCCTCGTCTGCTAACTCGCCTTGACCAACTTCGGCCGCGTGGCCTGCCATCCGGCGTTGTCGTGCATCAGCGCCGTCAGTAATTGATCGGCCTCCGAGCCGGTCGCCACATCCACCTGAAACGCCGCCGAATATTCGTCAAAGTTCCCGGAGAACATCGTGATCCCGTCCGCGCACCGCGAGTAGTGCGAGTAGTTCGTCGCCAGCGTCCATCGCCGTAGGCGCTCGATCAGGTACTCGATCTGGTCGGGCGGGTCACCGGCAAACCCGTTGGCGTTGAACTTGACGTCGATCACCCCGGCGGGCACGTGGATCGCCGCCAACCGTTGCTGGTGATACCGCGCGAGCAGTCCTACGAGGCGCTCGGACGCTTTCAGGCGGCTGGCGGCATCCTCAGCACTGGTCGCGCTCGGTTGCGCCCCGGTGGAACTCTCCGGGGCATCCAACAGGCTGGGCTGCCGTGTCTTCATCGTCGGCTCCCCAAGTCGATCGGTTTCGCCTTCGTCCGTGGGGCCGCCAGATCGATCGGCTCATCCCACTTCCACAACGCCACGCCGTGATGCTCAAGACGACGGGCGAGTCGCCACGCGGACACGTAGCCCAAGAAGCCCCCACAGACCATGCCGAAGATCAGCACCAGGAACGATTCCGCGGTCATCTACAGTTCTCCATCCTCGTCATGCTTCACGACGGCAAAGGCGACGGCCGCCAATCCCAACAATCCGATCGCCACCAGACTGATCACCCCCGAAGACGAGGGCGAAGACGTCGAGGAGTTCACGCATCTACTTGTCCTCGGGCGTCGAGATAGGCTTCGATGAACGCCTGGGCGACCTGCGGGACGATGGCATTGCCATAACCGCGCAGTCGTCCCACACGGCCGGGTATCCCATGAGCCAGCGGGAATGTGCCGGGTTCAACTGGCCGCCATTTGCCGTCGGCGCAGGGAATCCAATCTGCGGTGCGCCAGAAACCTGCCCCTCGTTCGATAACCGCGGCTTCGTCTTGTCGTGGTTGTCGTACTGGTACGTCCGAGACTTCGCATCCCCGCTCGTCGGTGACTGCCACGCCGCGAGACAGGCTTGCTCCTCCAGCGTCACTTGCCGATTGGCTTGCCGTCTCCGCTGATACATCGCCTCGCTGGTGCAGCGCATCTTTTGATCTGAGGCGTTCGGCGATCGCCACGCTGCAAACTTCGCCGCGTGTTCCAGGCTCGCCGTATGCTTGCGACCGTCTACCATCCGCCCCGTCGCGTCCATCTTCTCGATGGACACGGACCTGCCGCCGCTCGGCGTATTCGGAGTCGGCCAGGCCGATAACTGCGCGGCCATCCCCAGCGTCAGGCCGAACCCGTTGCCGTTCCGGTGTTGCGCTTTGAGCACTTCGCGCCGCTGCCGCCAGGTCGAATCGCCGTCGTTCTGTGGCCCCGCGTTCGGTGTCGGCCACGAAGTACAGCCGCTGTCGAATGTGGAATGCGCCGACGCTCGCAGCGCACAGATCCGCCGATGCGACGGCGTAACCCGTTGCTTCCATGTCAGTCGAAACACGATCGAGCCATCCAAGTCCATCCGCGCTCGCAACCTGTTCGCCAAAGACGACTGGAGGGCGGCACTCGCGTATGAGCTCGAACCACGTAGGCCAAAGGTGGCGCGAATCGGCGGCGCCATCGCCTTTCCCCGCGGCGCTAAACGGTTGACAGGGACAACTGCCGGTCCAGACGTGCCGCTCATCGGCCCAACCAGAGAGTCGGAGGGCGTACGACCATCCACCAATGCCGGCGAAGAAGTGGCATTGGGTGAAGCCTCGGATGTCGTCGGCTCGAACATCGACAATTGAGCGCTCATCGACTTCACCATCAGCGATCAACCCCGCCTTGATGAGTTCGCGCAGCCAGGCCGCGGCATAGCGATCGAACTCGTTGTAGTAGGCCGCCATTCATGCCGCCGCCTTCCAGCGGTAGAGGGCACGCATGGTTAGACCGCCTCCGTAAACAGCGGCGCGACAGCATGAACGCGCCGCTTGATCAACTCGATGTATTCGGCTTCCTTCTCGATGACGTCCCACTCGCGCTGTTCGTAGACGCATGCGCACGCCGTAGTGCCGCTGCCACCGAACGGATCGAGCACGCGGCCGCCTGGCGGCGTGACCAGGCGCACCAGATAGCGCATCAGCGCGATCGGCTTAACGGTGGGGTGAAAGTTGCCGCGCGGTTGCAGCCCACGATTGCGCGGGTTATCGCCGCCGGGATTGCCTTCCTTGCGCGATTCGTCTCGCTGACGCGGCGTCAGGTCGTAGCAGCCCATGTCGCGCTCTTCGCGCGAGGGCTTGGCTACGTAGTAGAAGCGTGACGCACCGCCAATGTCGAGCCCGCGGGCGGCGTCGCACTCTTCCTGACCCTTAAAGGCACCGTACGCGTCGCGGAACTTATCCGCGCTGCGCCGGGTCGGGTTGGCGCCGCTGACCAGTTCGCCGGTCTGTTCATCGATCGCGGCCGCGGCGACGTCGTCAATGATGACGTTGGCGGGCCAGCGGCCCAGCGGTGAACCGCCGCGCGGTCCCGGTGTCGGTGCGAAGTCTGTCGAGCCGCTATCCGTGTAGCCTCGTTCGGCGCTGGGTTCGCCCGTCCGATCACCGTCATCGCCGGGTTCCAACCGGCACGCGTCGATGTTCAGCGCCCCTGTGCCGTGCTTCGCGACGTTAGCGGTGATGCTGCCCTTGAACGGCTTCCACGCCAGCGCGATCGGCTCGTGCGCTGGTTTCAGCGCCGTGCCGCGCCCGTCTCCGAGATTCAGATTCTTGGGGAACCCTGAGCCGAACAGCCACGAGAACTTGTCTCGGATGACGAAGCCGGCGTCCTCGAGCCCGCATGCCATGCGGTGATAGGACCGCGGCGCGCAGCACACAACGATGTAGGCGCCAGGTTTGAGCACCCTGAACACCTGGCGCGCCCATTGCTCGGTCCAGTGTTGAAAACCGCGCAATCCTTCGACGGTGTAGTCATATTCGACTTGGCTTGGAGAAATTGCTGGCGACCTCCGCCGACCGTTGATGTTCGGGTTGACCGAGACAATCGGCTCGGCCTTCACCAGACGGTGCGCCTGCTTCACGGCGCCCGGCTTGAACGTGTCCCACTCTTTCCCCATGAAGCCGATGCCATAGGGCGGATCGGTGACACAGGCGTCGTAGTAATCAGCCGGAACCGCCGGTAGCACGGTGAACAGATCGCCGTGGTGAATCACGATTCGACCTCACCGACTGGTTTGTGCGCGAACTCGCGATCGCTGGGTTGCGCGATCTGCTCCCAGATGTCGAAGGCTGACGGCTCCTCATGGCCGCCGCAGGCATCGCACAGCGGCACTTCCGGACCGACACCGAACCCGTCACGATGGATCGAGAAGTTGCCCTCGGCCGGCTCGCCGCAATACCTGCAGTTCTCCATCTACCGCCGGCCCTTTCCGCGCTTGGCGGCTTTCTTCGTCGTAGCCTTGCGACCGGATTCAACCTGCTTGGCGTGCTCCTGCTCGGGCTGTTTGCGGGCGGTCTTCTTGGATCCGCGTGGCTTGATGGTGCGCACCGGTTCAGTTGACTGCGTCGGCGGTTCCTCAATGCGCGAGGCCGGCGCGACTTCGGTCGGCCGATATGCGCCGCACTCGAAGCCGACCAATGCGTCAACCGGATACGCCGTCGCCTCGCCGACGAACTCGACCAAGACGCGATCGCAGTTCTGGCAGACCTGCAGTAGTGTCCCGGGCTCTGCCGCGCGGCAGCAACGCGCGATCAATTGCGGCGGCATGGGCGTCGGCTCGTCCGCGTAGGCGATCAGCGCGTTCAAGTCGTCCGTCGACAAGGGCTGCAGATCTGGCGCCGTCGCGTGAACGTTCACGGCTCGCAACTTCTCGGCCAGCGGTTCCAGGACGTTCTTGACGCGCGCGGACTCCGCCACCGCGGCGTGACCTTCGTGCTCGGGATGCACTTCAGATTCGAGCGCCGGCACCAAGTCTTTCGCTTGCGCGGCCGTGCAGATCGGGCACGACTGCCCGGGGTGATCGCGTTCCCATGGGCATCGTGACGTCGACAGCGACGGCGCCGGCGCGTCGCCGCTCACGTCCTTCAGGTATGGCTGCGACGGATTCAACGCGTGTTGACGGCGGAGCTTGAACGTGTTGATCAGATTCAGCAGCGCAGAACTGCCGATCTCGTACTCCTTCTTCGCGTCCTTCGCGTCTTCGGCTTTACGCTGCCATGACGATCGCAACAGATCGACTTCGACGCTCTTGTCGAAGATCGCTTTCAGCGCGGCATCTGGATTGAATGGGCCAAAATCAAGCAACCCTGCAGATTCGAGCGGCGGCAAGCCTTCTTCGGCGCGCGCGGCGTTCTCGACATCTTGCGCGGTTGCAATCCCGCCGGAGAGATTGGCCAAGCCGGCTTTCACCTGGTCCTCGGTCAAGTCCGACGGGCTGAATTCCTCGGCGACGGGCTCAGTGTCGTCGTTTACTTGCTCGCTGTCCGGCTGCATTTCCAACACGTCATCCATTGACCAACGTCCTTTCTGCCCAGCTCTCGATTACGATTTCCACCTTCGCGCCAGCCTCCGCGTAGACCTTGCGGACCTGCAGCGCTACCACTTGCGCGTCATCACGAAACACCACCGAGGACAGCGCATCGACCGCGGCGCGCGCGAGTTTGTCGATGTCCGGTTTGGCTGTCGGGTAGTGTTTGTTCTTCGGTCTCCTCGGCTTCGCAATGTGGAAGCGCAGGCCGACGGCAACCGGCGCATCGAATAACGCCAGCAGGTCGCTCTGTGGTGCCTTCGCCATCACGACTTGCAGCTCGCCGCGAATGTCGGACTCCCACGCCTTCAGCCCCTTCGAGGTACTGGTCAGCACCGGCCGCGTCATGCCTTTGGGCTGGAATGCTCGGATCGAGCCTTTGGCTACCGCTTTGCCGTGCACGGTGAACGCGATCGACGGCCGGTTCATAAATCAGCCTCAGTGTCCGAGTCGCCCTGACGCTCGTCCGGCCTGGTCGCCGCCAGCTTCCAGCGGGTATAGGTGCGCTTACTGACGGGGTCTTGATAGCGATGCGCGGCTGGCTCGATCAGGGTTCGCAAATCCCAGCCGCGGCGCGCGCAGATCGAAGACCGGGGATAACCCGTTGCACGCGCCAACTCGATGTCCGAAATGCCGAGTTCACCGGCAGCCCGAATCAGCTGCAGTAGTGTGGCGTTTTGTTTGGCCCGTCGACCCGTCGCGGTGTTCTCGATCGCTGCGAGAGCGGACGTCTCCCGCGCCTCCCGATCCTTCGAGGGCGCAACGGCCATCACTGTCGGATCGAAGGGCTGCACCGTGGTGAAGTCCAACGCCGGTTGCTTCATACCCGCACCCGGAGGAAACAGATCGATCCGCGCATCACGGCTTCAAGACCGGGCTGTTTTTTCGAGACGTCCTTGAGTTTCCGAGCTTCGACGCGATCACCACACTGGACGGGCACCCATCGACCGTCCGCCTTCTGCGCCGCGCGATAAGCTAACGACCAGTCCTGTTCGTCCGACCGGCGTAGAACAGGCGGTAATTCGGTCACCGGTTCGCCGATGGTGTAGGGCGTCACGGCAGCAACTCCGCGGCGTCTTCCCGAGACGGTGGTAGTGCGATCGCTTGACCGACCTCAACCATCGCCTGCTGCGCACGTTTCCAACAGGGGCAGCGCTCCATGCGACCGTCGACGTCGATGAAGTGGGAGGAGTGCTCGCAACTCTCCAAATGCAACGCGGCGGCGGCCTTGCGTTTCGCGGCCATCACCGACGCACACTCTTTTTTCAGGTCGCCCGGCTTCGGCATCCACGTCACGCCCTGGCGCACCAGGGACGCGACGGCTTCTTCGAGAATGGCCGGCGGGACGTCCTGCATCGACAGGATGTAGGCCGTGCCTTCATGGCGCGTGAACGACTTGGTTCGGCTGGCACCAACGAGCGGCGCCAGGATCAGCGCGAATCTCTTGCGATCCGCTTCGTTGTCGCGGTTCCAGAACACCTGATCAGCCATGGCGCACGAACTCCCGCAGACCATCGAAGCCGTCGCCGGCGGCACCATTCCCGGACAACTCCGCGATCACGCGGTTCTGCACCGCACCGGCAGCCAAGACACCCAGCCCATGACCCGACTTCGCGATGAACGGGTCAGTGCTGGCGAAGAACTGCCGCAGGATGGCGATCGCCGGCTCGAACTGGTGCCGCTCGGTGATGTCCTTGGCGTGTTTGGCGTCTTTGCCGGTGTATTTCGCTGGGGCCGCGTGGTATTTGGCGCGGAACAGCCGCTCATGCTCGGTGAGAAATTCCTTCACCGGATGCGGATGCTCAGCGGTTGCGATTGCGCTGGCGTTAGCGATAGCGTTCGCGTGAGGGCGAAAATCTCCCGCAATTTTTGGATGAAAGTTGAGAAAAAGTTCTTTAGTTTTTTCGCAACACTTCTCTAATTCTTCTGGAGGCACTGGCGGCAACGCGGTCTTCGACGGGTGCTTGATCCGCTGGTAGGTCTGCCAGTCGCGCTGGAACAGATACCGTCGTTTGCCGTCCATGAACGAGCCGCACAACTTCACCTCAATCAGGCGCTCTATCTGCTCCTGAATCTTCTTGTTGGGTTCGGCGTGTAGCGCCGGGTTGTCCCCACGTAACTTCTCGGCTTCGGCCGGACATACCCCGTAATCGTCGGCAGAGAGCTGGTATTGCATCCAAACCCGAAAGCCGAGATGGGAGAGGCTTCCGGTGCGTTCACCGGTTCCCGCAGTTTTTTCAATCACACGATGCGTTGGCATGTTCAGTCTTCTCAAACGGGCACACGTCGGGCGCGTGCTACGGCTTAGCTACCTGTTCAACGAGTCCGTCAGGTCTTCGCCCAACTCAGATCCCTAAGGTTCCTCGGCGCGTTCCGCGCGATAGAAGTCTTCGGGTTGTTTGGCCCTGACGAACTCGCTGAAACCTGTTGTTACTCGTTCAACACGAACGACCGAAACGGGCCGGGCTTGATACCGGCTGCTGAGTCCCAGTCATCAGCGGTCCGCCGTCCTTCCTTGCTCCCTACGGGTAGTTCAAGGGGGCAAGAGGCTGAAGACATCGCGTAGCGCTTGGTCTGCTACGTAATCGACACCTGCGTGTCCTTCCACGCCGCCGCTCCGGTCGTTCGTGTTCAACGAGTGCCGGTCTCTCCCGGCTGTCCGGCAATCTTTACGAACGTGGTCAGCGTTTTTGAGGTTGCCCGACTTGTAGTGCGCGGGGCCTTTCACCGCATGTAGCCGCACATTCGCTCCTCGGTGCTGACGAGCCGCGTCAACGGCGCACCGATTCGATTTCGATAAGCGTCCGGTCTTTACTCCGCCAGCGGATCGATGTCGGGCGGCGGTTCCTCGGTGCCGGCGTCGCCGTCACCTTGCGCCACCGGTGGCTGTTCCGGCGGCGGTTCGTTTGGTTCGGGTTCCTTCACGTCTTCGGGCATCTGTCCTCCTGTTCGGGCTTACTATTTGCGCGCCGCCAGCATCGCGTCGGCGATGGCGTAGGCGTAGCCTGGAATCTCGGTCAAGCGATCGCCGGCCCCTTCATCGTTGCTGGCAATCAGCCCTTGCATCGCCTTCGCGGCGAAGTAATCGCGCAGCGTCATGCCGTCAGTGCTGCCTTCAGATTCGGAACTGCCGTCTTTGTAGACGCCGAAGAATCCGGCGCGAGGAAACGCCTGGCCGCCGTTATCCCTTTTCATCACCGACCTCCACTCGGCGCGGCCGACGGTTCCACACCGTCGCCGGCGACACCCACCACGGATGACAACGATCGGCCGGATGCACATCCGGCACCGCGCCGCTGTTCTTGTTCGCGCTTCCATCGCCAACCCGGATCGGCCATGGGGATGACCAGGCCGAGATCACGCGTCGCCCAGACGATCGCCCGGTCGATCAGCTCGCAGAGTTCGGCGCACGGCATCGAGTCCATCGCCGTCGACTTCCGCTTCAACTTCAGCCCGCGCTTCTTCTTCGGCGCCGCTTGGACACCGGACAACTGCGTCACGACGATGTCGTGCGCGACGTCCAGATTGGGCTCGCCGAGTTCTTCCGCAAGGATGGGCAGCACACACCCTCGCCAGTAGCGGTAGACCGCTTCGTGGAAATGGGGCGCATCGCTCGCCAACGGCAGGGCGATGATCATTACGCGGTCGCCGTCCTTGAACTGCGTCGGCAACCAGGTCGAATACCCGGCCTTGTCGTGCAGGCCGAGTGCGTTCTTCTCGGCGCTGTACGTTGCCAGCCACGGCGTTTCAAATGGAATGGCTTCGGCGCGCACTACGCCACCGCCTTTCGTGGCTTCCACAGGTTCACCGCGGGAATGCGGAACGGTTCCTTGCCGGCTTTAACTAAGTGCCTGTTCCACGAGAACTTCAATTCACGATTGGCGTCGGTGCCGTGCGTCACCAACTCACCGGACGTCAGGAACTGGTGCTCGTAGTGCGAGACCAGGAAGATGTTCGCGGGGTTGGTTTCCTCCGATGGGTGCGTCGACCGCTTGCCCAGATGGTTGTGCTCCCGCAGGGCCTTGAGGTTGTCCGTGCTCGGGAACAGGTTCACGCCGGTGACGCGGGACCGATTGCGATCGCGTCGGTTGACGATTTCGTAAGCCTCTGCCAGCGCCTTCTCGAAGGCCGCCTTCTTCCAGCCCTTGACGAGCGGGGTCGATGGGCCTTTCCCGATCCCACCGGCGGCCGCAATCGCGGCGTAGTTGATGCCGAGCTTCGGGCGCTTCACGGAGCGACGGCGGATCACGACAGTTCGACCTCGAACGGATTGGGATCGCCAGCCGTCAGCCGGCAGAAACCTTCTTCGCGCACCTTGGTTTCATCGGGGTCTTCAGTGCTCAGGACGGCGATCACGCTCGAGGTCGAGTGCTCACGCACGATGCTCGACACGAGCTGCCAGTCCACCGGACTCTGCCGATACCGCTCCGCCAGCCGAATGCCGCCCAACTCCTGGGCCATCTTGTCGTCGAGGGCGAGCACGTCGAACGTCCGGACCATGCTGCCGTCACGCTTCCGCCATTGCTGGCGGTAGACCTGGGCGGCGTCGGTGTCGGGCGTCTCGATCGGCCGCGGCGCGCGGAAGCGGGCGATCTGGTTCGACAGGTAGTGACCGCGGCGCATCACTTCCTCCGGTGACTCACGCTGACGGCGTCGTAGAACCGCACACCAGGGATCTGCACCGTGTCCTTGTCGGCCTTGGCGCGCTGGCGGAGATACGTGTCGTTGGCGCAGATGGCCTGAATGCTGACGGTGCCGGCCGCGACGGCTTTCACCAGGGCCGTCAGGTCGGTGACCTCGTGCGACCAGTTCGCTTTCACGGTGGTGCCCTTCGGTGGCGTCACGACAGGGCGGGCCGGCAGGACCGGCGCCGGGACAGTGGCGGCTTCGATCTTCGTGTACTCGGCAGCCTTCTGCAGGTCTTCGGCTTGGGCCTCGAGCGCGAGCGCTTCTTCGCGTGTCTTCGCCTCGAGCGCGGCGTCCGCCTTCGCTTTGGCCTCGGCGGCGAGCCGGTCGGCTTCCTCTTTCAGCCGGGCCTGCTCGCGCTCGTGCGCTTCCTTTTCGAGTCGCCGGCGTTCGCGCTCGGCAGCCTCGCGCGCTTCCTTCGCGAACGTCCCGTATCTGGCGCTCAGGTTCGAAATCGCCTCGTCGAGCGGGTCGACGAAGCTGGCGCGCTTGGTGGTGAGACCCTTCCATGCGGCGTGCGCACGCTGAATGTCGGCTTCGAAGAAGTCGACGATCCGGCGCTTCTGGTCCTTCAGCGTCGTCAGCATCTCGCCGGCGAGCTCGAACTGTGCGGCCGTTGTGATGACGAAGGACTTCGCGCGCGTCACCAGGTCGGTGGAGGTGCGAGCCAGCGACTGTTCCTCGGGCTCGTCCACCGGCACCGGCTCCGCGTCGAGAATTTCGACATCTGGCACCGGGTCCGGCAACGGATCGGCGACGGGGTCCATGATCTCGGTAGCAGCCATTACGCAGCCTCGCGCCAGGACACGCCCAGCGATGCACGTTCGTGGGTTAATTCCAGGGCGGCGCGGAAAATGCGCCAGTCGGTCAACTTCGCGTACGGCGTCACCGAGTAGGGCACGGCGCGCTCGGGATGCAGCTGCACCGACCACCGCGCACCGACGCGCGTGACACAGGGCAGGCTCTGGACCAGGTGCGCATACGCGGCGGTTTGATAGTTCGCCCCGGCCGCGGCGGGGTTCCCGGTCTTCAGATCGACGACGATCTCGCCCAGCGTCGGGTTGTCTTCGAGGACCGCGATGCGATCGACCGTGCCGCAGAACCGGTAGATCGGGTCGGCGACGCGCTGCTCGAGCGCGACGAACCGCACGCGCCGATCGGCCACGAACCGCCGCCAGGCGAGCAGATACGGCATCACGACCGGGTCGACCGTGCGCTCATCCAGCGTGCCTTCATCGTGATAGTGCGTGGCGACATGCACCGCTTGACCGAGCTGGCGCGCGATTTCCATGTCGGCGGCGCGCACGAAGGCGAAGTCCGACGACAGCCGGTTGTCCCGGATGACTTGCGTCACGCTGGGTAACACCACACCGTGCAGGGTGTAGGTGTGGCTCGCCTTGTCGAACGCCAGGCCGTCCGTGGCGATCGCCGCAATCACTGCGCGTCTCCCTTGGCGGCGTTGACCTCGACCAGCTTGGGCCACGGCTGCCCGCTGACCGTTTCCGCGGTAATGTCGACCGGGGTCTTGTCGTCGGCGAACTTGCCGCACTGCAGATAGAGCGACTCCGACCAGGTCGAGCAGACGCGGCCGGTGGAATCCGTGACGAGGAAATAGAAGACGCGCCGGGCGCCGAGCTTCGCGACTTGCTCGTCGGTCTTGCCGCGCGTCTTCGACGACTCCATCTTCTCGACCTTGGTGATCGTGATCGTCGACGCGGCCTGCGGGGCCGGCGCCGGCGTCGGTTCGCTGACCGGCTCGGCATCGATCACCGGTGCTGACGACGGCTGGGCGACGTCGTCAGCACGGCGCTGGGGCACCTGGATGGCCGGGACGGGCTGCACGTCGACGACGTCGTGACCGCGGCCATCCATTTCTTCGGCGGTCGTTTCGCCACCGAATTCGTCTGGAAAGGCTTCGCGGAGGCCTGCGGCTTCTGTCGTTTTGGTCAGCATTTGGATCGGCGCTTTGCTCCACCGATCGTTGGCGACGTCTTTCTTGGCTTCCTTGTCGAACTTCGTCGCGCACGCCTCACGGAAGTAGACGCGTACGGGGAATTCGATCCGATCGCCGTTGGTGGCGCGTCGATACATCGTCATCTCGCACCATTCAGGCGCGGTGACGCCAAAGCACTCCACCGTCGGGCCGTACTCCGGTTTGGAGTGCCCCAGGTAATTCCCGGTGCGCATCGCCGTGGTGCGGTATTCGTAGATGCCAGGCATCACGACATCGCGCCATTCCCACTCGCCGGTCTTCTGGTCTTTCACCCTCATCGGGACGATGTGGCACGGCTTCTTCATGGGGTCGAGCTTCCGCGCGTGGCAGTAGTCGATCACCATCAGCACGGACTCGGACCGCGCGCCGGGGAACAGGCTGTTCATCAGCGTGCGCCACTGGTATTCGTCGATGCCGCGCTTCGTCAGCGCGTCGACAACTTGCGCCCGCTGCTGGAGCTGCTGATCCTTCGGTGTGGTGGCGGCCGGTTGTTCAGCGACGGTAGACATCAGTGCGTCCTCCCGGAGCGGTGCTTGATGACATCCTGACGCGCCTGCCGCTTGACGGTTTCGTCCTCGTCCTCCCGTAACGCGCGTTCGTGGGCCTGCGCCGCCTGCACCTCATTGATCCGACTCTGGCGCGAGGGGCCGAGCAGAAAGTCCATCGCCTTCTCGAGATAGATGTCCGCGGCGCGGTCACACCGCAGGTCTGCCAGCGTCATCTCCGGGTTGGGTTTGTCGACCTTCAAGGCCAACTCGGCGACGATCGGTGCGTACCGTTCCGCCAGCTTGCGGCGCAGGACTTCACGAGGGTCAGACATGCGTGGACCTCTGGGGGAGGCGGGCTGGGCTTGCCGGGCACTGCCGGAATTCGTTACTCTGTCCATGAAGCGAAACCATTCCTTTCGTTTCGATCTACCGGGGCCGGGCTGTTCTGAGCAGTCCGGCCTTTCGTGTTTCTACTTACCGATCTGGTCCCACGGCTTGTCAGCCGCCAACTCGTTGAGCAACTTCTCGAAGTAAGCCGAGCACGCCTCGCCGTAGGTCTTCGGAGTCGTGCCGAGTAGGTGTTCCACATCGGACATAAAACCCTTCGGGTTCTCGCGATACCGGCGGTCCCATTCTTCGAAAGCCGCGGCAAATGCCTGTCGCATGTCGCTCTCCTCAGTTCCTGCTCACCACGTTGGCGTGCATTAGGCCTACCGTGGGCCGGTGCCGGCGCACCGCGATCGCCAGCGACAACAGATGCTGCCGTTGCACAAACACCCGCTCATCGAGATCGTCGAAGTCGACTGGCACCATCACCGCGAGCTGCTGTGCGGCCGCTGCCGTGAAGCCGATCGGCGGCTGATTGATCCACCATGACGGCGCGCTCGCGATCGACGTGAGCGTCGCCGGCTTCGCGCTCGACACGGCGGACACCCTCGACGAGCACGTTGGCGAAGAGTTGAGCGAGGCTTTCATCCGTCACTGCCCCTCCACTGCGGCGCGCAGCGTCACCGCGTCGATCACGGCCTTGATCATCGCCATCGCCTCTGCGCCTTCTTTTTCGACACGCGCGGCAATCTGCGGCGTGATCTTTCCGGCTGGTAATGCCTGAAGGAACTCGCCGAATTCGACGATCGTTTTTGCCGTGGCTTGCTCGGATACCGTCGCGGGATTGACCTTGTAAAAAAAGCCGCCCTGCAACTTGGCGAAGTGGCGCGCGATCACCGGATGATTCGCGGTGAAAGTGGCGACCGTGTCCAGATGCTTCAGCGACAGCCAATCTGGTTCATTGGGATTCGTGCCGTCGCGGAAGGTGCCGGGCTTGATGTCCAGTGCGGCGGCGATGACGTCGACCTGCGAACCGCGGTCTGGGTCATGCTGCGCGCCGCAGCTGATCGCTTCCTTGATGCCGCTGATGTCGCAGGGATGGCCGTTCTTGCACGCGCTAGGCGAATTCAGCATGCCGCACGCCCTTCGCCCGTTGTTTCGCTTGGGACGCGGGATGACACGCGGCGGAGCTTGCAGCGAACATCAACTGCATGCTGTTTCGGTCCTTGCCGCCACCCGCCCGGGAAACCCTCCATAGCCGCCATCACGTCGTTCGTGGTGGCGCGCATCACGCAGCCCTCGAGGGGAACAGGTCGTCCATTGAGCAGCCGAAGTAATTGGCGAGCCTCTGCATGGTCGACCGCTTCGGGTCCGGCACACGCCCGTTGCAGATGTCATTGAGATATGGCGCCGTCATCTCGAGCGCCTCTGCGACCTCCCGCTGCGTCTTGCCGGACAGTTCGATCGCGGCCCGAACCCTATTGGGCGCGTCGTCAATTGCGCTATTCCGCAATTTCGTTATCTGTCTCTGTTCGAGCATGTCGGAATTATTGCGATATGACGTAATTACTGTCAAGCGCAATTTTACGGTATGTCGCAATTGGCTGGATTACGGCCGGGCGTAAGTGGAGACTGGCTGTGTTTTGCCGACCATCGGGGAGAACATCCGAAGCGCAAGAATCGAAGCGGGCTACCTGACTGGCAAAGCCTTCGCTGCAGCAATGGGTGTCGATGCCTCCCGCATTAGTGAATGGGAAACGGACACTTACCAGCCGAGCGTCGACACGCTACTGAAAATCGCCACCTTCCTGAACATTCCAGTCGACCGATTGCTCCAAGGGGTGAACGAGGGCTACGAAACCGTGCGTCGAGTCTTCGGGCCAAAACCATCTGTCCAGGATGGCCAAGAGGCTGAAGAACTCGACATCGACGTCACCACTGGTTACAAGCGCAATGACATCCCGGTGATCGGCGAGGGCGAAGCGTCGCCCCAACCGAACCTGTTTTGGGATGAAGCGGGATTGCGCTCCGACGTTGAAGATCGGATCTCGCGGCCATTCGATGTACGCGATCCGCTGGCGTATGGCGTCAAGGTGCGGGGTGACTCCATGGTCCCGCGCTACAGGCCAGGTGAAACCGTCGTCGTCTCGCCCAACACCGACGTTGAGGATGGCGACGAGGTGTACGTCGCGCTCCTTAGCGGCGAACGTCTACTGAAGATCGCGCGACGTGCGCCGGGCGGATGGATCCTTGAAAGCGAGAACCGAGCCTACCCTGCACGATTCGTGAAAAAGAACGAGATCGGAACGATGCATCCTATCTTGTGGATTCGGCCCGCCCGGCGCGCGCGACGAGATAGGTAGCGCTCATGGCAGCACGATCAAAGCCCGTTTTCGGCTCGGATCGTCTGCGCGCGCGCAGTTCAGGTCCGTGGGCTCGTGAGAAGCTTCGGTATCTGGATCGATACATGAACATGGTCACCGCTTCGATGGCCTCCAAGTGGAGCGGGTTAGTGTTCGTTGACCTGATGGCCGGTCCAGGGATCTGTATCGATCGAAGCGACGGGTCGGAGTTTATTGGCTCTCCGCTGCGTGCACTGCAGACACGGCAGCCTTGGACTCGCGCTTTGTTTATTGAAAGTGACGACGCGCTGCGCGATGCACTCGAGCAACGCGTCGCGAAGGCGCCGCGCGCCAATTCGGCGACGGTCATTCCCGGCGACAGCAATAGCAGCGCGGTCATTCAGCGCATCAGGGACGTCACCGATGGTTCCTTATCGTTGGCATTCGTGGATTTGCTTGGGCAAGAGATCGCGTTCGATACCATTCGTGCGCTGAGTATCAACCGCAGCATCGATCTGTGGTTCAGTTTTCCGGAATACGATCTTCGGCGGAATGCGACCATCGCGCCGCGCGGAGGAGACGAAGCGGATCGATGGACACGGTTTTTTGGTACGGACGCGTGGCAAACGATTACGCGCAGCCGGAGACCTGCACAGGCTCTCGTTGGCCTGAGGCGGCTATATCAAGAGCAACTGGCCACCCTGGGCTACCTAACAGCCGTCAGTAGATTGCCCATGACCAATTCACGCGGGAAGTCGATGTATCGGCCGATACTTGCGGCGAAGCACCCTCGCGGGTTGGACTTTTTCGGCAAGGCGCTCCTGGACAGGCCCGCGTCGGAGCCCGCTCGCCTCTTCGATCTTCTCGGGTAGCTCATGCCACAGCCGCCCATCGAGAATCGCAGCGGTTCCCCCTCGTTTAGAGGGGTGCCCTCCGAGCTGTTTCAGGAAGAACTTCGTATTGGACTCCTCGCAGGCGCGACGCAGCTCTCGGAACCATTCGATGTTGGCAGGACGCGCCCCAGACTGGCTCTCGCCGCCGGCAATAAGCCAGTGAATGCCGGTCAAGCTCAGCGCGGAGAGCGATCCCAACAGCGGCTCTGCAGATATGAATCGCACGGTCGCCGGTATCGTGCGCAAGTAGTCCGCACGCCAAGCAAACGAATTGCTTTCGATCGAGACTCCCATCCACACGTTAGACGGCCACGGCAACTTCGGCGCGAGGCGCGCGAGACGTTCGGCGCGTTTCGTAAGCACCTGGAATGTGTGCTGCGGGCAGTCCACCATCACTTTGAACACGCGTTGAATATAAGCGTCGGGGACGTCTCTATGGAACAGATCCGACATCGAATTAACGAACACGATCCGCGGCGCCTTCCATTTCTTAGGCAGGTCGACCAAGTGCTCCTTCAACGTAAGGTCAAATCCGTTAGGAAAGGTGTTAGGAAAGCGGAGCGCAACACGTTCGGCGTAACAGAGATCGCAACCAGGAGACACCTTTGTGCAGCCGGTGACTGGGTTCCACGTCGATTCAGTCCATTCGATCGCGGATTTGTCGGCCATGCGACGAGAGTACCACGGAGCGGATCTGTCGCCAAAACGCGCAGTGACCTACCGTGTCAGGCTTGTGTGCCATGGTGATCAAACCACTATGAAAACCGCACCTGGAGACGTCATCATCTGCCACAAGCCCAACGTTACCGTGCGACTTGTCGCCGTTGTCCGTGACGAAGGCGAGGATCCGTTTGACATCAAATACTGGCGGCCAGAAGGCCGCATCAGCGCAGAGGAGATCGCGCGCGTCACGGTCGACAACACCGGCGGGCGCATCTTCGTTTGGGATGGCTCGTCCGGGCAAATGGAACGCGTCGATAACATCGTGACCCGGGAACCGTGAGGAATCACGCTGGCCGCGTGTCGTCAATGTAGTGTTCGTCAATCCGCCTTTCGAGAGGAGTGATTCATGAAGCGTACAGCGATCGTCGTCGCGGGGTTTGTGACTATTGTCTTTACGATGGCGACCGGCGTGTATTGGTTCGGCGCACCTGTTATCGCGCAGACCCCAACCACCGATGTGATTCTGCCGGGTTGCAACATTCCCAAGAGCTACGGCCGCCTGGTCTCGTTGCTGCCGGGTGCCAATGGTGGCGCGGCGGGCGCAGCCGCGTACGCTGTGTTCGAAGCAGAAAGCGGCGAAATACGCTGGGTAGCTATGGCAGCGGCCGGCCTCGTTGCGAACGAGCAGAGACCGCCGTCAGGTATGACAGCGCCCGCGTTCTATCAGCGTTTTGAGTGCGCCCTTAATGGAGAGTGGAAACGGCACTAGTTGACGTGGAATAAAGGCGAGGGGGCAATGATCCTCAAGAATATAAACCTGACCACGCTCGACGGTACCCAAACCGCCGTTGTTGACGTCGATGTCAACTACCCTGGTAGACGTTCATTTGCGGACGGCGACATCTATCCGGCTCGCGGCGAGTCACTGCCGATCTGGATCCTCGAGACCGGAAACGAGGCGTTATTGCCATTTCAGGAACGACAGCTGCGAATCCTGATCAATAGCTCGAATCGCCAACCGATGCCACGTGGGCGCCATCCGGAATCAGCCACATTCATAAGCAATGGTTTCCACGATGCCTAAGCGGCGGTCTGCCTTTGGTGGGCAATCGCAACGGCATCACCTGTCTCGGGTAGACGGCGGCCGTCGATCTGATCCAGGCTGACCGTCATGCGTGCTGCCATCTACGCCCGCAAGTCAACATCGCAGGAGAGCGTCGCGGAAGAACAGAAGTCGTGTACTCGCCAGATCGAGCAGGCGCGTGCCTACGCTGCGCGCAAGGGCTGGGTCGTCGTTGAGGACTGCGTGTTCCACGATGAGGTATCCGGGGCAGAATTCGCGAAACGCCCGGGCTTCATCCGGCTGATGAATGCGCTGTCGCCTCGGCCCCTTTTCGATGCGCTGATCATGTCCGAGGAATCGCGACTGGGTCGTGAAGCCATTGAGACCGCGTATGCCTTGAAGCAGATCGTCACCGCCGGCGTGCGCGTCTTCTTCTATCTCGAAGACCGCGAGCGGTTACTGCAAGGGCCGACCGACAAGCTTTTGATGTCCGTCGCGGCGTTCGCTGACGAACTCGAGCGCGAGCGCGCTAGGCAGCGGACCTATGACGCCCTCTCTCGCAAAGCCAAGGCAGGGCACGTGACCGGCGGCCGCGTCTTTGGTTACGACAACATCACGATTACGCTGCCCACAGGGCAGCGCTCGCATGTCGAGCGGCGCATCAACGAGCCGGAGGCCGCGATCGTGCGGCGCGTCTTCGAACTTGCGAACGCTGGTCTCGGTCTACGCGCAATCGCCGTCCGATTGAATGACGCCCTCACGCCTTCCCCACGCCCGCAACTGGGGCGTCCTAGAGGTTGGACCCCATCGACGGTGCGCGAGGTTCTGTATCGCGAGCTCTACCGCGGCGTCATTGTTTGGAATCAATCCAAGAAACGAGATGACTGGGGCCGCAAACGGCAGCGGCAACGCGCTGAGTCGGAATGGATCCGTCAGCCGGCGGATCATCTGCGCATTGTGTCTGACGACGCATGGCAGGCGGCCCATGCCAGCCTCGCGCGCCGGAGGACGGCATATCTCGGCGCCACCGGGGGCGCGCGCCATGGTCGCCCCGTCGCGAAACCGTCGAAATATTTGCTGACTGGATTCGTCGAGTGCGGTCAGTGTCACGGGTCGCTGGTGGTGCGCACAAATAGCCGCAAGGGTCGCGGTCGCGTGCCGGGCTTGGCCTGCTGGAACTACATGACGCGCGGCAAGAGCGTGTGCACCAATAACACCGAGGCGCCGCTGGCGCCACTAAATGAGCTGGTGTTGAACGCGATCCGCGATCGGCTGCTCGCGCCTGCCGTCGTGGAAATGGCGATCCATCTCGCCACGCAAACGCTGCACGAGGCCGCCACCACGCGCGATCAAGCGACGGAGACCGCCGCGCTGACGCTGAAGGCGCTCGACATCGAGGCGGCACGCCTAGTCGACCTGCAAGTGGCTGGCGTGGGTGATCTGCCGGCGGTGGTAACGCGTCTCAAAGCGATCAAGTCCCAGCGCGATGCGCTGACAAGGCTGATGGACGCCACCGCACCGGATCGGACCATCGCCGAGATCGAGCGACTGGTGCGCGAACGAGTCCAGTATTGGCGGCACGAGCTCACCGCGAATCCGACCGCGGCGAAGCCGATTCTTGAGGGCGTGTTGTCTGCCAAAATTGTTGTTACGCCAGAGGCGCGTGGCACGTATGACGTGCGCCTGCCGCTGACGGCTAGCGGCATTTTGATTAACGCTCTCGCACCTAAGGCGTTGGCGTCCCCGACGGGATTCGAACCCGTGTTTTAGCCTTGAAAGGGCCACGTCCTAGGCCTCTGGACGACGGGGACACAGAGGCGGGAAACAATCGATTCTAGCATACGGTCTACGCGTCTCCGCCCGCGTGAACTGCCCCGCCGCACACCGACTCCACAAAAAAACGGAACTTCTCTCGCCGCTGCTGGCAATCCCCAGTGAACGCGACGTCGACGCATTGGGCGCCGATGGCGCAACGAGAGGAGACCCGAGTGATGAAGAGAGCACTTGTTGCCGGCGTGTGTGTGCTGGCGCTGGCCATGCCGAGTATCGTGCTGGCGCAGACGCGGTCGCAGGCGCCGCCGCCAGGAGCGACCAAGCCGATCAAGGTCAAGCCGGGCGCGCAGCCGCCGCAAGGACAGAAGCCTGACGGCACACCCGGCCTGCGCGGCGGCGGACAGAAGCCGAACGGCGGCGGCACGAAGGGGAAGAAAGGCTGAACACGGTCTGCGTCACCGGCCAACGCGCCGGTGGCGCAGTCCAACTGTGCACGTGGCCACAGGGAAAGCCGGCAACTTTGCGCTGGTCGTCGATCGATCGATGACGGACATCATCGATGGCACGGCAATCGCGGACGACGCTCTCGTCCGACACGCGATTGCCGGCCGGCGGGACGCGTTCCGCGAGATCTATCAGCGACACCACGCGCCGGTGTTCCGGTTCGCGCGCGCCATGACCGGCTCGGTGGCCGCGGCGGAGGACATCACGCAGGAAACGTTCCTCGCGTTGTTGCGTGAGCTGCGGCGTTTCGATCCGGAGCGCGGGTCGCTGGCCACTTACCTGTTTGCGATTGCGCGCAACCTGAGCCGGCGGCATCTTCGCAAGGATCGGCGGTTCGTGACGCTGGACGAACCACGAGAGCGCGATCTGATCATCGATGACCCGTCGAATGCCATGATGCAGTCTGAAACGGTCGCACGTGTTCGACGATTCATCCGCCGGCTCTCGTCAAGATACAGAGAGGTGCTGATCTTGTGTGATTTGCAGGGGTTGACCTACGACGATGCGTCGCGGATCTTGAACATACCGGTCGGGACGGTGCGCTCGCGACTGCATCGCGCGCGGACGCAACTCACCGAACGGCTCACGAATAGCGAGGCCGAGGCCACCGCTGGAGTAAAACGTCATGGCTGA